CGCGGCGCTGGGCGCGTGGATTTTCCACCTGGGGTGGCGCAGATACGGTTACCACTGGCTGCTTTGATTTGTCTTCCATTTCGTCCTCAGCTGTTACGGGTTGAATACGAGTTACGCGGACCGTGGCGACGCCGACACGACTCAGCATCTGGGCCTGCAGCTTTGATACCTTGATCAGTCGGGCCATGCGGCACCTCGGTTAGGGTCTCATCAGGCAGCGCCTCACGCTGCGAAGGTCCTCCCGACCTTTTCGACCTGACCGGGCTTTCCCCGGCGCGTTGCATAGAGCCTCCGTACCTCTGTCTGGTGGGCCGAACTTCACGGTCGTCGGCCGTTCGCCTCTAAAACAGTTCCACCAACTTCTTGAAGCAGACCGCGAGCGCCGTCACGAACCCGAGTACGGCTACGGCGTCGACCGCGATGACTCCAAGCTCCTGCAGCGTCGCAATCATGAGCGCGCTCCTAAACGATGTAATGGCCTTGCCGCATGTCGAACGCGAGCAGGCCGTGCTTCCTCGCCAAGTCGTCGAGGTTCGTGCGTGAGGACAGGCGCTTGCGGTCGTACACGTAATACACGTAGTCCCGCAGGTTCATCCGCAAGACGATGATCGTCGCGCAGCTATCGACCGGGACGATCTGGATCACGCGCTCGGCGAGGTCGAACTTGTTCACCCAGGCAACGGCGGCGTGTACGTTCCCGCCCAGGTTGTGAGAGTAAAGGATCTCCATCGTCAGTCCCTCAGGCGCGAGCCGATAAACAACAGCGAGAATGCCGCGGCCGCGGTAACGGACACGGCGCAGTATGAGCCGAGGACAAAGAGCCAGATCATGACACCCAGCCCTCGATGCAGACGTCGCGATAGTCGACCGTGCGGCGCAGGACCGCGACACGCTTGAGCGGGTTGGGCTCGTCGGCGTTGACGACCGTGACTTCCATGTAACCGTGCGCGAGCATGACGAGCTCGGTATGCACGGGCCGCGACGGCGGTGTGAACTGGACCGGACTCATAACCGTACCTCAAACAGCGCGATCGCTTCGCGGTTGACCGAGGAGTCCATGCCCGACTTCGCGCAGGTGTTGATGACCCGCACGGCCGTCAACGCGTCGTGCTCGGTATCGAATGACTCGACGATGGTATGAACGTTGCACCCGGACGATGACCAGTACCGGGTGGTAATCAGGATCTTGAACATGTCAGACTCCGCTCACGTAAAGGTGCGGGTGAGCAGACGAGCGGTACTCAAGAACAAGACCATTGTCCCTGATGTACTGCTCGCACTGCGAAAGAGACCCGGAGAACAACCTCTGTCCTCCGATCTCAACGATGACGCGATACCGCTTGCTCACGGTCAGACCAGTCCGTGAAAGACGTCGAGACGCTCGATCATGATGCGCGGCGCGATGTCGGTGAGAAAGATGTCCTGTGCGTCGAGTGCCGACAGCGCGGGAACGTGAGCGCGCAGGTTCGTCTTGAACCCAAGCCGCTTGTAAACGATAGTGAAAGTTTTCATGCTGTCCTCGGGGCGTGAGCGGTCATGCGTTTGACGGAGTCGACGGTCATGCGGTAAACCTTCCCGTCTTCGGCCGTAACGAGCACGGGCAGTTTCGGCGCGCGCGCGTTAAATCCGGTGATCCGGACCAAGCCGAGCGTCAAGTGCGCGTAGAGCTGTTCCAGGTCGACGCCGGGCAGGTACAGGTCGCGGTAGCGGCGCAGGTCGTCGCTGGCGCGCTGCAGGCGGACCGAAGCCGTACCGGCGATCGTTGCTTCGAGGTTCAGCTTCATCGCGGTCGGCGTCTGGATCGAACCGCCGTTGATATTCAACGTAACGCCGTACATTTCGCCCAGCCCCTTCAGGGCCGCGTTCAGCCGTGCGACCAGCGCGTTCGCGGTCAGCTTGTCAAAACGTTCAAGTTTCATGTTGTCCTCAGCCAGAGAGTTCGCTTGCGGTCGTGAGTGACCGTAACTAGATTATAGTATGTCGAATGTGAATGTACATAATGGAATGCGGTTACGGCAGGACGAGCCGGACGTACCAGTGGTCTTTCGACCGGTTCTTCGTCATCTCGGCCTCGAGAACCTCCATCGCGCGGGCCCAGTTCTCCCGCTTGTACGCCTGGTCAAGACACGCGAACGGCCGCGGCGAGTCGACATAGAGCACGCGAACCGTGGCGGGCGAGCAGATCGCGTGAACGTCGCGAGCGTCGAGCCACGTCCAGGCCTTGAACTCCCGGCTCGACGTCTCGCAGTCGCTGAGAATCTGCCGGAACTCCTGGGCCGCGTACGTCGCGAGCCGCTGGGACGGAGCGAGGACGTACCAGACCGTAGGACGGTGATCATTGAAACTTGAAGCGGACATAAACGTGGCCTCCTCAGTACTTCGTCTTCTTGATCGGCGTGACTTTCTCACGCGGCACGGGTTTCGGATCCTTTAAGTGAGCACCCAGCTCCGAGACCGAGGCCGAACGCCATTTCTCAGGGTTCCGGATGACGTAATATCGGCCGACGCTGCCGGGCCCGCGCATCGGCTGTCCCTTATTCGCCATGACGAAGCCGGCGTCACGCAACGCGTTTCCCATCCCCTGAGCGGTGACCTTATCCCGCCCGCTGACGTCCGCGCCCTGATAGTACGCGAGCAGCTCGCCGTTCGTGAACAGGTCTTGAGCGGCGCCGAGCAGCAGCTGGTCGGGCGACTCGCGAAGCTGCATGACCCACGCGCCGAGGTCGGACTTCGAATGATAGATCATCTGCTGCTTCGCGACCGTCATCGGCGCACGTCCGTTCGGGTTAAAGTCGCAGACGTCATACTTCAGGAGATAGTCAAGCAGCGCGGCTTGGCCCTGGCGCGAATCGATCCACGTTTCGTATTCACGTTTGAAAAACTTCTCCTCGTCAAGCACCACATCCTCTGGCATCTCATGGATCAGCAACCGGCGGTCGTCGTCGTCGATCATGAACGCGTTCGCACGGTTCGACGTGAAAAGGTAATTAACGCAGTCACGCAGCTCGTACGCTTTCTCGTACTTGTTGTCGATCCGGATCCGCGTCTGGGTAATCATCCGCTTGATCTTGTCCTGCAGCGTGCGACGGTCCGAGCCGGTAATCTCATCGCCGAGAATGAACTGCTTACGCGCGGCCCAGCCGTTATACTTGCCGTGAAGTTCCTCATTACCGATGATGGTAAAGTTCTCCCCGTACAGCTTTCCAACTGTCTCACCGAGCAACGACTTGCCCGTTCCGTGAAGTCGACCGTGAATGACGACGGCGCTGTAGAGCTTAGTCCCCGGAAACTGCAGCGGCCACGCGACCCAACTCAAGAACCATCGCTTGACTGACTCATCGACATCCTTGAACACGTGATCGATCAGCGTCATGAACGGGTCGATGTCGCCGCGTTGCGGCTCAACCGGCCAGCCCGACCAGACGTTCCATCTCCGCATCTCTGGGTACCCGCTTTCGTGGTCGACCAGACCGGGCGGCATGCCGGGCTCGTAGGACAGTTTCCCCGCCTCACGTCTCAACGGCCACTCAATCCAGGCCTTCGCTGCGGGCATCGGCTTGCGCGTGAGTACTGGCAGTCCGTCCTTATCGACTTTGACCTCGCGACGTTCGAACACCTTCGCGGCGTACGCGTCAAAGAAACCTTTCACGGGCTGGTTCGTCAACGTGAGTGTAGACCAGATCGAGGCCGATTCGTAGATGAAAACGTTGTGATCATTCATCTGGTGAAGGACCTGCTCGGTCGTCATCGGAGACGCGGCCGCGAGCAGTTTCTTCAGTTCGTCGGAACCTTGATGAACGATGAAGTCGTCGAGCCCCGTCTTGCCGCCTTCCGTAACGGACGGGAGAAACCCAACGAGAACGTTCGCGCCGTGTTGCTGCAGCTTGCGCGCGAGCCGGTTCAGCGCGAGACAGACGTTGCTGTTCGAAGCGAGGTCCGAGTCGTACACGATATAGACCGCGCGGCCGAGCCAGCAAACCAGGTCGAGCTCGTCGAGAAACGGCAAGTCGAGCTCCTTCGACGCGTAGTTAAACACGCCGCCGAGCCCGATCGTAGGAAATCCGTGCTTCGTCGCGCACGCTGCTTTCAGTTCTCCCTCGGTAATGATCAGCGGCCGGTCGACGTCAGCGATCAGCGCGGGCCAATCGGTCAGCCGAGGGAAGTATGCGCAGACACCCATGCGCGGTTCGTTCGTGTAACGTCGCGGCTTCAGCTCACGTTCACCGAACGGGCCGGCCGGGGGGTCGGTCAGATAGCGGAGCCGGTAGAACGGCGGCCGCTGCCCGCAACGAAGCGCGGATATGGGATCGTCGGGACGAAAATAGGGAATCTTGATGGCCGGACGGAGATCGAACGATGGGTGCAGCGACCTGACCGCGTGCTTGTCGAGTACGTCGATCCCGAGCGCGCGCGCGTCGTCGAAGTCGAGCCCCGAAGATCGAAGTTTCTCCGTCACGGCCAGTTCAAGTGACGGGTCGATAACGGGTTTCGCGGGAGAACGCGAACGTTTAGTAGTCATGGGTACTTCTTCCTGTCAGTCCCGGATCCTCTCTCGCGTCGTCCTCAGCCAAGGTTTCCTACGCGTTCAGCCCATTGCCCCAGGTAAAGGCGCCGGCGTCCTAGGTGGGCTGAGGACGTTTTGCAGAGATCGGCCGGGAAGATGCGGCCAAGCCACGAGCGTGACTTCGGAGGATACTGCGGCAGACGCCGGCCAGAAGATAGTATAGCGCGCGCTCATGAAAGTAAACCGTAACGCGACGACGAGCGCAGGACGCAGAGCGTAACTACGGCAGTTACAGATTGGCAGTGTGAAATGACGAGACGATAAAAGGCCGAGCGCCGAGCGCTAAGCTCTTGATCCGTAAGGGAAATGTGGAATATTCATCACTTTCTCTCTGTTACCAACTACTGTTACTGTTACTAAATAAGTATATAGTAGAAACGATAGAGAAGAGAGAAAGAGAGAATTTTCTTAGAGAGGTTTAAAAAACGTCTGTAACCTGTTTCGTAACAGACGGTCTGTAACAGGTGAAAATAAGTGAAAAAGCAACCCAGAGCCCAGAACTTCGCTCTGAGTTGTGGTCATCGCACCCCATCAAGAGGTGCGGAGTCGGATCGATCACTTGATCAATCCCTTGTTCTTGCATTCACGGCGGTACCACGCCGGATAGGATTTCTTGCTGTCGTCGAGCTTGAATTCCTTGACCAAAGCGTCCCATACCTCCTCGTTCGTCTTGCCCGCGACGATCAGCGCGCGAGCGACGGACGAGACGGTCCGCTTCTCGTCGGCCTTCTTCGCCGGCGCGGTGACCGGCGTCGACCCGGACTTCTTCACGAACGCGGCCGCGTCGGCGCGGTTCAGTTTCGACGGACGTTCGTCTTTGTGGATTTTCAGTCCAGCGTTCTTCGCAACGTTCTTCGGAACAACGACCGTCGATCCGTTCTGTCCGGTCGCACGAACGCTCGCGGAAGTCTGCGCGTCGCTCGCGCGCTGACCGCGACCCGCTTCGGCAGCGTTCTTCGCGATCTGCAGCGCTTTCGTAGTCGGAAACGGCCACGCGGCCGGGTTGACGAGCGTTACGGCTTTCTCCGCTGCTTCGACGATCGCGCTCGCGGCCGCTTCGGCGCCGACGTCGCTGAGAGCGTTCGTAATGCCCGCGGCGGTCTGCGCGATCGACTTTCCGACTGGGTCGCTCTTGACCGCGCGTCTCGACTTCTTCGGTGCTGCTGTCGTTACGAGCGCGCCGCCGCCGACCTGGGTCTGGATCTTCAGCGCTTCGACGTGAGACTGAGCGAGTCCGATCTTGCATGCGACGCCGCCGTCGACCGGTTCGATGAAGAGGTTGTAATCACGCGTGGGTACGCCGATAGCGCGAAGAACGTCCGTCGCGGACGAGCGCGCTTTGAAAGTCTTGACAGTTTGAGCGATCATGATAAATCTCCAATACGAGAAAGTTAGAAAGTCAGTTACGAGTGCCGGTCCTGGTACAGCAGCGTCATCAACGACGTCTAGCTTTGATTTCCATTTCCGTTGCTGCGGCGTGTTAGACTGCAGTGATTACATTGTATAGTGTGAAGTACGAGGTGTGCTAACTTATGTACAAAAATATGTAAATCTTGAATCGTAATAAAGTTACAAAATGAAGTCCGGATCGATCGACGTCAGGATGATCGTGGCCGCGCCGAGCGCGCAGCCGACGATCGCCATGACCGCGACGCCGACAGCGCGCCAGTCGATTTTATTCATCAACGACGATCTCCAGAGTGCAGTCGCTCAAGTCAAAAATCGTGTCACGTGCTTCTTCGGAAAATTGAGAATGAAGCCAGAGTACGGCAAGTTCTTCTGGGTCGATATCGACCGACTCGTGCGTAATAATTTCCCACGCGCGTTCTGTGGTAACTGGGTTTCCGTTATGGAAATATTTGACCATGACCATGATTCTGTCCTCAAGCGTAAAAGCGGTAGCAATCGGGAGCTAGCGGTTTGCCCGTATAGTGCGTTTCGATCTGGGTTAAACGGATTCGATCGCGTCGAGCAAACTGTTGATCGTATCGCGATCGACCATATTTGGGTCGAAGTGCAGAGTTACAGTGAAAACGTTGTTATCGAGCGCTGCGCCGAGCGACGTGTCGTACAACGCGCATTCATTACCAAGCAGTTCTTCAATTGCGTCGATCTGCTCAGACGGAACTTCAAACTTGATTTGCGTGATTTTCATGATTGTCCTCAGCGGTTGATCTCATCAGCGTACGCGTAACGTACGGACGCCGCTCGCGCGACGTTTCGATCTGGTCTGGTTTACAGCGGCTTGATAAAACCAAGATCAATTGAATCTTTCCATTCCGCGCTGTTTGCCCACGCGGTAATTTTGTCGAACGTTCCGACGACGAACACGGACGGCCAACCGCCGCCGGGACCATTCAACGTAATGATCTCGGAGTCGAGACCGCGCGCTGCGAAATACTGCGTGATTTCTTTCGTCTCGTCGTTCGGTGCGCCGTCAGTCTGTCCGGTTGCGAAGTCGATCTCAACATAGAACTCGCCGGGATGATTCTCGCGAGCGCGTTCGAGCGCAACGCGCTCTTGTTCGTTGAACTTCTTGAAGTTAAACTTTGCCATGATTTTTGTCCTCAGCGGTTGATCTCATCAGCGTACGCGTAACGTACGAACGCCGCTCGCGCGACGTTTCGATCTGTTAATCGTATGATATTTGATCGTCGTCGTTAAACATCGAACGAACCGTGCGACGTAGTTTGTTTTCGATCAAACGTGCTGCGTGGTTTTCACCGCGTGCCAGTGCAGCAGCGCGACGTTCGATCAAACAGATAATCCATTGAGCGTGGTATCCGAGCATTTCCAATCTCCGTTCTCAGCCGTGTTCGCCGCGTGGTGCGCCGAACTAGATTACATTATATCGTGCACACACGCGTTAGTGTGAATTATACGTGTGAAGATATCTATGTCTTGTACCAGTGTGAGTCACCGTTCGACGTCGATCGTTCACGCGCCGGCCGATCGCACATGCTTAGACTCACGTAGCGCGTCTCTATCACGTTTGTGACCGGGTTGATATCAACGTATGGACACATCGTCATGGTCGTCACAGGCGTGATTCTGAATGTTTCATATTGTGAGACGGATTCACAACTTTGTTATGTTATAACATCTCATGAGCAAATGTTTCGTGATTGAACAAATGATCACAATGAGATGTTATAATGTCACACAACACCGTTGGGCTCGGTGCTAGGCCCTAATCTCCAGATTTCCACAGCCACCCACGTACCACACCGCACCATATCACCATGTATCATACGACGTCGAACGTTCTCGAGTGAGAGCATCGAGCCCGGCGCTGAGCGCTCGGCACACGGCAGCCGACCGGCGCGACTTTACGTAATATCTGCTATCAGTCCATACGCGTCGCGACGACGATGATACGTGGTGCGTAGTACTTCACTGTTGTTCGTAGTGCGTAGTACCTGGTGCCCGGCGCTCTGCTCGTCGTGTGCCGGCTGTCCAATGGTGCGCACCTGGCTCTGCGCGCCAGGAACTAAAACCGCGACAGCAAACGCAAAAAATTTTGCCTGGGGAAATTTTGCCAAAGGAACAAAACCACATTCCATAAGATTACATTATGATTACAGACTTGGTGCACGGAGCTTGGAGCTTGGAGCTTGATTATTGGTGACTAGTGATCCCGTTCATTGGACCCTTCGGAGCCCGGCTCCGTGCACCGTGCCACCCCTGCACCCAGAAGAAACGCGCGGTGAAAAAGTCTTTTAAATATGTGTTTACCGCCACTTCAAAATGTTTTCAAAAACAGTTTACTTTGGAGTAGAATCTTGGTAGTCGCGTGGGTCAGCCACCGATTTTCTCATCCTCACATGGAGCCTGGTCATGGCAAAGTCGTCTGGTGGTCTGTTTCACTCCGTCCCGAAAGGCGTCCAACCCCCGTCGAAGGGCGGCTCGGCCCCGCAGAACACCTCGGTCGGCTCCGGCTCGCGCCCGACGCGCAGCTCGATCCCGATCGAGTCGTCCGCCCCGATGGATCCCTACGGCCTGGACGGCCGGAAGCCCAAGGGTGCGCTGAGCTGACATGCCCAGAATCGATCAAGTGCGTCCAGACGCGGCCCGAGCGCTCAGAGCTTACGAGGCCGCGTATCGGGCCGCGCCAGACGATCTTGTGCGCGTAGGACGCGAGGGCTGGTACCTCACGTTCGACGAGTGGTTGCGCCAGGTCCTCACGGCGCGGCTGCGTCCGACACCCATCTCGCTTGCGGTCACGGCCACCCTGCGAACCTGGAGCCAGCCATGAGGATCCGTCTTGACGTGAAGGAACGGTGCGAACGGTTCGCCGCGGCGTACCTCGCGAACGGCGGGAACGCCGCGGCGGCCATCCTCGAGGCACGGCCCGAGCTGAAGAAGAAGGGGCGGACAGGGGCCGCGCAACTCGGCCGTGCGTGCCTCGCTCACGCCTATACGCAACAGCTGTTGCAGGACCACAAGGACCGGGTCGCCGCGGAGCTCGAGGCGAAGACCGGACTCACCATTGAAAACGTTATCGAGTCGCTGCGCCGGCTCGTGATGGCCGATCCGCGGAAGCTGTTCCGCGCCGACGGGACGCTGAAGGCGATCGTCGAGCTCGACGACGAGACGGCTTCAATGGTCAGTTCGTTCGAGGTCGAGGAGCTCTACGTCGGCCAACCGGGCAAGGACGGCAGCCGGGTATCGATTGGCCGCACCGCGAAGGTCAAGATGTGGGACAAGAACTCGGCCATCGACAAGGCCATGAAGCACCTCGGCGCGTACGAGAAGGATAACAAGCAGAAGCCGGTGACGCTAAACATCACCGCTGACGACGCCGGGGTCCTCTGATGGCTACCCGGTCGGTCCCGGTCGCGAAGGTCGAACCTCACCTCACCGGTGAGGCGGCGATCGATGACGCGCCGTTCCGGCTGAACGCGAAACAGGAAGAAGCCGTCCGGCTGATCGGCGGCCACGCGCAACACGTCATGCTGTTCGGCGGCAGCCGCAGCGGCAAGACGTTCCTGATCGTGCGGATCCTCGTCTTGCGTGCGCTCGCTGCGCCCGGCAGCCGGCACGCGCTGCTCCGGCTCCGGTTTAACCACGTGAAGACGTCGGTCATCCTTGACACGTTCCCGAAGGTGATGCAGAAGTGCTTCCCGGGCGTGACGTACCGGATGGACAAGACCGACTGGTACGCGGAGTTCCCGAACGGGTCGCAGCTGTGGTTCGGCGGGCTCGACGATAAGGAGCGGACCGAGAAGATCCTCGGCCAGGAATACGCGACCATAGCACTGAATGAGTGCAGCCAGATCCCGTACGCGTCGAGAAACCTCGCCGTGACACGCCTGGCCCAACGTGCGAAGTACTGGCGCGACGGCGAACAGCACGAGCTGCGCCGGAAGATGCTGTACGACTGCAACCCGCCGTCGCAGGCGCACTGGACGTACCAGCTGTTCGAGCGCGGCATCGACCCGGTCGACAAGAAGCCGGTCGATCGTGCGCGCTACGCGTCGATCCAGCTGAACCCGGTCGATAACAAGGAGAACTTGCCCGACGACTACCTGAACACGCTTGACAGCCTGCCGTCACGCATGCGCCTACGGTTCCGGGACGGGAAGTTCGCTGACGTGACTGAGAACGCGCTGTGGACGATCGAGATGCTCGACGTTGCGCGCGAGACCGAGCTGCCCGACATGCAACGGATCGTCGTCGCGGTCGACCCGTCGGGCTCGTCCGATGAGGACAACGCCGGACACGACCCGATCGGGATCATAGTGGCGGGCCTGGGTGTCGACGGGCGGGGTTACGTGCTCGAGGACCTGACGATCAATGCGGGTCCAAAGACCTGGGGCGAGGTCGCGACGACCGCCTACGACCGGCACGCGGCGGACCTGATCGTCGCGGAGACGAACTACGGCGGCGACATGGTGAAGTTTGTCGTGCGGACCGCGAAGCCCGACGTGCCGTTCAAGAAGGTGACGGCCAGCCGCGGCAAGGCGGTCCGCGCCGAACCCATTTCGAGCCTGACTGAACGGGGGAAGATCCGGTTCGCCGGGACCTTTAACGACCTCGAGGACGAGCTGTGCGCGTTCACGACCGGCGGGTACCTGGGTGCCTCGTCGCCGAACCGCGCGGACGCGTTCGTCTGGGCCATGACCGAACTGTTTCCAGGGATCGCGAAGACTGTCCGCAAGGAGGCCCGTGCACGTACGACGTCGGGCCGCGCGGGTGGCTCGAGCGCCTGGCTGGGAGTCTGAGATGAGTGAGATGAGGCACCTCCTGTCAAACCATGTGATCGCCTGCGAGACGAAGCGCGTGCTCGCGAGCCTGTTCGACGAGCCCGGATTCCAGGATGACCATATCACCGCGTTCGTCTCGCCGCCGATGATGCTCCTGTTTCACCGGACCGGCGTCACCGAGTCGAGAGTGAGGATGAGCGATCTGGCCATGAGCCTTGACGAGTTCAGTGCACGGTTCATCGTGCCGCTGGCTCACTTCATCCAGGACAGGATCTGGCGTGAGCGGAGGAAGGTGATATGACCTTCACCCAGTTCCGCTACTACTCGATCGTGCACGGGTGCAACGTGGCCCGGTTCTCGGTTCATAACTCGCACGGTGATGAGTTGTTTGCGATCGTACCGCAGAACGGAAGGGGCAGCGAGAACCGCGCATGGCGCACGAAGGCGCTCGAGACGCTCGACGAGGCGCTCGCAACCGGTCACCCGGCCGGCGAAGTCCGGCTGACAGAGGAGGTTTGAGGTGGCGCAAGACCCAACGAAACCTCGCGACAGCGGCAAGATCGGCATCCCGAAGCAGGAACCCGGGATGAACAAGACCTATTCCAAGTCGATGAAGCCGCCCGGCACGGCAAAGGGCGGGTCTAAACGCGACCCGGACAAGAAGAAGCCCGGAGACGACGATCAAGGACCGGTCAGGAGCGCGGAGGACGTCGCTAAGGACGAACAGGCCGAGCGCGACAAGGAACGGGCGAAGCAGCGTCGCTTGGACGATAAGATCGTCGAGACTGCGCGCAAACGGTTCAAGCGGTGCATCGAGGCCGAGGACGAGAACCGGAAGAAAGCGCTCGAGGACCTGAAGTTCCTCGCCGGCGACCAGTGGCCCGCCGACGTCGCGCAGCAGCGCTCGAACGACAAGCGCCCGTGCCTGACGATTAACACCGTGCCGACGCTGACTCACCAGGTGTCGAACGACTTGCGCCAGAACCGGCCCGCGATCAACATCTCGCCCGTCGGCATGGTCGCCGATAAGGAAGGCGCAAAGGCGTTCGCCGGGATGATCAACGGGATCGAGCGTGACTGCCAGGCCGACATCGCATACGACACCGCCATTTCATCGGCCGTGAACATCGGGTTCGGCTACTGCCGCGTGATTACCGAGTATGAACGGCAGGATTCGTTCAACCAGATCATCATGATCCAGCGGATCCGTAACGCATTCCGCGTGTACATGGACCCAGAGCGCCAGGAGCCGGACGGCTGCGATGCGAAGTTCGCGTTTATCTCCGACCTGCTCGAGCGCAGCGAGTACGATGAGAAGTACCCGAACGCCGACCCGCTCGGCTGGACCGAACGCGGCTCGGGAGACGACCTCCAGCAATGGATCCAGAAGGAGTTCGTGCGCGTCGCCGAGTACTTCACGATCGAGCACGACCTGAAGCGGCTCGTGCAGCTGTCGACCGGTCACACCGGGTTCTATGAGGAGCTGCACGACGACATCAAGAAGCAGATCGAGGACGGCGAAGTCGAGATCCTGAACGAGCGCATGAGCGAGGTGCAACGCGTCATGTGGCGGAAGATCACGGGGCTCGAGGTACTCGAGACGATCCCGTGGATGGGCCGCTGGATTCCAGTGATCGAGTTCCTGGGCGAGGAGATCGACGTCCAGGGCAAGGTGCTTCGTAGCGGGATGATCCGCAACGTGAAAGACGCCCAGCGCATGAAGAACTACTGGGCAACGGCGAAGACCGAGATGGTCGCGCTCGCACCGAAAGCCCCGTGGGTCATGGCTGAGGGCCAGAAGGAAGGCCACGAGTACGAGTGGGAGAACGCGCACGTCAAGACGTTCACGGTGCTTGAGTACAACCCGGTGAGCCTCGAGGGTGTTCCCGTGCCGCCGCCGCAGCGCCAGCCGATGGTCGGGATCCCTGAGGGGATCGTGCAGGCTGAGCAGTCGAGCCAGCAAGACATGATGGCGACGACCGGCGTCCGGTTCGACGCGACCGCGCAGGACCGGCTGTACGATGAGTCGGGCAAGGCACTGAAGGAGATCCGCCGGAACGTCGATATCGGCTCGTATCACTTCATGGACAACTCGTGCCGGTCGTTGCGGCACGTCGGACGGATCCTCGTCGACCTGATTCCGAAGGTTTATGACACGCCTCGCGTGATCACGATCCTCCAGGAGGACGATAGCGAGGAGCAGATCATGCTGAACCCCGAACAGGGCCAGCCGTTCACGCACAACTCATCGGCGAAGAACCCGCAGGCACGCAAGATCTTCGACCCGACGGTCGGCGAGTACGGGGTAACGGTCACGATCGGGCCGTCCTACGCAACGAAACGGATCGAGGCGATGGAACAGCTGATGCAGTTCGCCCGGGTGATCCCGGAGAAAGGTCAGCTGATCGCTCACCTGATCGCGAAGTACAGCGACTGGCCCGGCGCGGACGAGGCGTACAAGATCCTCGTCAAGGCGCTGCCGCCGCAGCTGCTGGCACCGGACCCTCGCGACCTGCCTCCGGCCATCGCGTCGTTCGTCAAGTCGTTGACGACCCAGGTCTCGACGCTCGCGGCCGAACGGATGCAGATGCTCAAGGACCTCACGGACCAGAAGGCCGATCGCGCGGTGCGTCAGCTGAAGATCGACCGGGACTTCGAGGCCAAGATCATGAAGGTTTTTGTCGACGCAAAGAGCAAGGCGCTACAGATCGGGTCCGAGGATGTCCGGGCCGCCGTAGCGATCACGGATCAGACTCGTCCGCCCGTGCCCGATGGCTCGAGCGGAGGCGTACCGCCGGGAAGCCCGCAAGTACCGCCGAACGGGGCCGCTCTGCCCGTTTCGCCGGTCGGGAACCCAGCGCAGATGTAACCGACTCCGGGACGGTTTTCCCGGCAACCCAGCCTTACTGGCGCGATCGCGTGGCAGCGGTCGTGAGCTGTAAGGCCTTGGAGAACAGCCATGAGTATTTTGTTGACGAAGGTTCTCGGTCGTTATCTGCAGGAAGAAGCCGAGGCAGGAGCGGGTGGTGCAGGTGGTGGAGCTGGCGGTGCCGGCACGACTGGCGGTGAAACAACCGAGCTGTCGGGGACCGAGACTGCTGGTGGCGAGGGTGGATCTGGCACGGGCGAAGCCGGTGGTGAAGGTGGCGGCGCAGGTGCTGGCGAGGGTGGCACGGGAGCAGGCACGCCCGAAACGACACCCGAGGACAAGGTCAAGGTTCGTTTCAGTCAGATCACGAAGGAGCGCGACGAGGCCGTCCGACGCCAGCGTGACGCAGATGCGAAGCTGCAACTTGCACTCGAGGCGTTGAACAAGGTCAATCCCACGACGGTAGCGCCGGTGAAGAAGGAGACTGTAGTTGAGGATCCTGAGCCGACGCCGCCGACTTTCGAGGACCCCGAGCAGTACCAGCGCGACATGGCTGTGTACACGCAAAAGGTCACCGAACGGACCGTGAAGCTGCAGCTTGCTGCGGCCGAAGCGAACCGTAAGCGTGAGGAGACTGAGACGGCAGCAAGGAACACTCAGGAACAGCATAAGCAGGCATGGGCGACTCGCCGCCAGAAGGCGATCGAGGAGACCCCTGACTATGTGGAAGTTGCCGAGGACCCGAACCTGCACATCAGTCCTGCAATGGCCATGGCGATCTCGACGGACGATGCCGGGCCGAAGCTCGCGTACCACCTTGGCAAGAACCCGGAACTCGCTGAACGCATTTCGAAGCTGCCGCCGCAGCTCCAGTTGATGGAACTCGGCATGCTGAAGGTGGAACTGAACAAGCCACCCAAGGTCCCGGTCTCGAAGGCGACGCCACCGATCAAGCCGCTCACAGGGTCGTCTGAGCCGAATCTGAAGTCTGATGATGAATTGTCGATGGAAGAATACGCGGCGAAGCGCAACGCACGTAAAAAGTAACGCGGTCGTTAACTCTACCCGGCCGCAACACAAGGAGCATGAATCATGAGTAACAATGCCGTTCTCACCCCCTCCATCATCTCGAAGGAAACGCTCGTGATGCTGGAGAACAACCTTGTCGCGGCCGGCAAGGTCAACCGCCAGTTCGAGAACCAGTTCGTGAAGATTGGTTCGACGCTGACGGTCCGTAAACCGAACCGTTTCAAGGTCGTGTCGGGCCCGGGCCTGCAGATCCAGGACGTTGTCGAACCGTCGACCAGCATCACGATCAGCAACCAGAAGCACGTGGATTTCCAGTTTTCGAACCAGGAACTCACGCTGGTCATCGAGGAGTTCAGCGAGCGTTACCTGAAGCCGGCCGCTGCCGAACTTGCCAACCAGCTGGACTATGACGTGATCAGCAACTTCACGTCGGTGTTCAACGAAGTTGGCACGCCTGGCACCGTTCCGAGCTCGTTCGCGAACTCGGTCGCGCTGATCGGTCGCCGTATGGATGAAGGCTCGGTGCCGCAAGACGGCCGCGTGGTCATGCTGAACCCGGCCGCGTACTGGTCGCTCGCTTCGGGCCTGACCGGGCTGTTTGTAACGTCGGTCGCAGAACCGGCCCTCAAGGGTTTCCTCGCGAAGATTGCGAACATGGAGATCTACGAGGACCAGAACATCCAGAACCAGACGGTTGGCGCGTACGTCGGTGCTGGTGTGGTCAACGGCGCAGCACAGACTGGCTCGTCACTCGTCACGAACGGCTGGACCGGTTCGGTCAACGGCCTGCTGAACGTTGGCGACGTGTTCACCATCGCAGGCGTGTTCTCGGTGAACCCGAAGAACCGCCAGTCGACGGGCGTGTTGCAGAACTTCGTGGTCACCGCAACGGTCAACTCGGCCGGTGGCGCTGCAACGATTCCGATCTACCCGGCAATCACGACCTCCGGTGCGTACCAGACCGTGTCGAACTCGCCGGCGAACGGTGCCGCGATCACGGTGTTGGGAACGGCTTCGACGCAGTACGCGCAGAACCTGGCGTTCGTGAAGGACGCGTTCGGCCTGGTGACCGTGCCGCTCGAGCTGCCGGAAGGCGTGGACTTCAAGGCCCGTCAGGAATACAAGGGGATTTCGATGGCGATCATCCGTGCCTTCGACATCCAGAACTATGTGTTCCCCTGCCGGATTGACATCTTGTACGGTACCACGACGTACTATCCGGAGCTCGCGGTTCGTCTCACGAACTGATCGGAACGGTTCTGCACACCTGACCTTGTAAAGGAGAGTATCATGAGTGAAGGCACTACTCTTGCCAACGACATCCCCAAGCAGTTGTCGGACGGCAATTCCGTTGGTACCACGCTTGGACTGGCCGGTATCATGTCGTCGTCCGGAGTTGGAGACAAAATCTCGTTCTTCGGAGCGACGCCGGTCACCCAGCCGGCCAGCCCGACGGGTAACGTTCACACCCCGACCGTCGGTTCAACTACGGCCGTTTTTGTGAACACGACGTTCGATGGGTCGATCGGCACGACCGCTTACACGATCGGTGACCTTGTGATCGCTTTGAAGAACCTGGGCCTGATCGCTCTGTAACACACGCGGGCCGGCCAGTCTGGCGGCCCATAACCCTTGAGGGCTGAGATGAAAGTAACTCCACTTCATGACCGGATCGTGGTTCGGTTGCACAAGGACCCGGTTGAGACAAAGAGCGGAATCTTCATCGGCGAGCACGTCGATGAGGGTTTCACGAAAGAGATCGTGGAAGGTGAGGTGCTCGCTGTCGGCCCGGGTCTGAAGCTCAGCGCGCGCCGGCGCGACTCGATGTGGGACCTCCGGCCCGGTCATGTGGTGAAGTTCAGCCCGGTCTGCAGCGTGACACAGGTCATCGACGGTCAAGAACTGACGTTGATCCGTCGTGACGCCGTGGTCGGTCTTGTAGGTCTTGTAGGAGACCCGCAATGAAGAAGAACGTACCGCTGTTCCAGGTCTATGTGACGGATACCGCTGTAAGCCAGGAGATCCCGATCGGGCCGGCGATGGATAACCCCGAGGCGCTCTACCCGTTCGCCGAACAGGTGAATCTCGCGGTTGTCAAGGGTCGGATTCATGGCTGGCGCGACGCTCACGTGCTGCAAGTCGAAGCGGGGTGAATCCATGTTCGGCATCAAGTGGAATCTTAACCTCAAACCGCAGTACCCGATGCCAACTATTGGAGGCAGCATCATGAAAGCAGAGATCGAAGCCAAAATCGTTCAGTTGCAGGCTCAGCGTGACGCGATCCAGGCTCAGCTGGACAACGAGACCGCGAAGTTCAACAAGCTCGTGAACGAGATTCCGGTCGAGTTCCACAACATGACTCAAGAGGTCTTTGACAAGCTCAAAGAGTTCTTCGCGTCGTAAGCCCTTAACTCGTCACGAGGTGTGAGATGTCCTTTTCCGAATATCCGAAGGCGATGAGCCACCCGAACTACCGGCCCGCCGTCCTGTCGCAAGACATTGTCAACGCTGACAAGTCCATCACCAAGGCGCCGCCTGGCTCACCCGCCCAGTTCCCGCCCGTCTATGTGAATAACATCGACCAGGAACAGCTCTACGCGTCACGTGGTTACGTTCCGAATGGTACCCCGGACCCCGAGGCGTACGCCGCGGCCGTGGCCGGAGTCGGCACGCCCGTGCACCACAAGCACGTCGAGTTCCCGAAGTACCTGTACCGGAGCGAGGACGGCGAGGTCGTAAGCCAGCTCGTCAAGGACCAGGCAGCGCAGGACAAGCTCGACGGCTTCTGGTACGCTACGCCCGACGATGCGCGAGACGCTGGCGACGATCCAGGGGAGCCTGAGACCGGCGCTGGAGCGTCCGAAGGCGAGGCCGAGGCTGCAGCGACTAGCGTCAAGAAGAAGCGTTAACCCCAGGAGCCGTTCATGTCAACCTCAGGCGCTATCATCAAGTCCGCGTACCAGATGATTGGGTATCTCGCGTCAAACGAGACCATGAACGGTGGTGACGCGCTGCTGGGTCTCGACCAGCTGAACAAGATGCTCGACTCATGGTCGAACGAGCCGCAGGCGTGCTTTGCGATCCTCGAGCAGAGCTTTCCGCTGCAACCCGGCCTTGCCGCTTACACGATCGGACTGACCGGAGGGGCGGTGATCGCGCAACAGCGGCCGATCCGCATCATGGAGGGCCCCGGCGCGGCGTACCTCCAGGACTTTAACGGGAATAACTACCGGGTTGACGTCGTGACGAAGGAGGATTGGAACCAGATCGCGAACCGCAGCTCGACGACGGTCTCGGACATTCCCGACACGCTGTGGTATGACCCGCAGTTCCCGCTTGGTGTGATCAACATCTGGCCGTACCCGACCCTGGGTTACACGCTGTTCTGGGACTCGTACCAGCAGCTCGTTGACATGTCGTCGATCACGCAGCAGTTCATGCTGCCGCCCGGGTACGAGCTTGCGATCCAGTCGAACCTGGCGATTCACCTCGCGCCGTTCTGCAAGAACGCAACGGTCTCGACCGACGTGGTCAAGATCGCGGCGAAGTCACTCGCGGCCATCAAGCGGGCGAACAAGCGGAACAACGTGGCGAAGTTTGACCGTGAAATCACGAAGTCCGGGATGCCGAACTTCAACATCTACTCTGGCCGTTACCAATAGGAGCTCGTCATGAAGAAATCGACCCCGATGCAGATGCGGAAAAAGGAAGTCAAGCCTGACGCTCCGAAGAAGGTGGACAAGAAGAACGGTCAGGGAAAGTCTGCGATGGAACGTTACGCGCAGGAGCGAAACACGAAGATCAAGGCCGCGTCGGTCCCGACGCTGGCGAAGCGTGAGGATATTCGTGAGTACTACGACCCGCACAGCGACATGCACACGCTCGCGCGGGCTGCAGAGATCCACGCTCACCCAAAGCGTCACGCTGAAGCGAAGGCCGTGGCGAAGAAGAAGTTGGAAGAACTGGCAAAGATCGCAGGCTAAACTGAGCTTAACTGAGCTAAAAGCATGGACACTCCGTTCTTCGGTGGATTCTACGTCGGCCGGTCGCGTGAGATAGCCGATAACCGATGCATCAACCTCTTTCCTGAGTTTGTTGATACGAAGGACGGGAAGGCTGTCGGTGCGCTTTACGGATGCCCCGGTCTGGACCTGCTCGGCAGCGCCGGTACGGGACCGCAACGGGGGTCGTACTTCGCGTCGAACGGGGTGCTTTACGTAGTCAGCGGTAACCAGCTGTTCAGTGTCAGCTCGACCTGGGTGGCAACGCCTCTCGGAATCATCGGCACGACGACGGGTCCCGTGCAGATGGTTGATAACGGGAAGCAGCTGCTTCTTGTGGATGGACAAAAGGCTTGGTGCCTGGTGTTTGTGACCGGAGCGTTCATCAACGTGCTGCCCGCGCTGATCGGTGTAGTTCCAATGGTGCTCGCGTATCAGGACGGGTTCGGACTGGTCAACTTCGTGGGAACGAACCAGTGGTACCAGTCGAACCTGAACGACTTCACCACGTGGAGCGCACTCAACTTCTCGTCGGCCGACTCGACGCCGTTCGGGATCGTTACGATGTACGACCTGCACCGCGAGGTCTGGCTGTTCAAGTCTGATCGGATCGAGGTATGGATCAACGCTGGCCTCCCGAACTTCGCGTTCCAGCGCCTGCAAGGCGTGCAGATCCCTAACGGCTGTATCGCGCCGTCCTCGGTCTCGCGGATCGGCGACAGCATCGTGTGGCTGGGCGGCGACGAGCAGGGGCAGGGAATCGTGTACATGTCGGCCGGCTACCAGGCTGCGCGGATCTCGACTCATGCGATCGAGTACGTCATTTCGCAGTACTCAACGATCTCCGACGCGATCGCCTACACGTACCAGGACACCGGCCACATCTTCTACGTGCTGACGTTCCCGTCCGGTAACCAGACCTTCGTGTACGACTACACGACGAAGCTGTGGCATGAGCGGGCCGCGTTCTCGAACGGAGCGTTTAGCCGTCACATCGGGAACAGCCATGCGTTTGCGTACGGCAAGCAGGTGATCGGAGACTTTCAGAACGGCAACCTGTACGCGTTCGATAACAACACCTACACGGACAACGGCAACGTCCGTAAGTGGCTGCGGTCATGGCGCGCGTTCCCGCCTAACACCCGGTCGTACGTTCCGTTCCGGTTCGACTCACTGTTCATCGACTGCATGACTGGGTTCAACATCCCGCCCGGTCTCGACCCGCAGTTCATGCTTCGCTGGTCTGACGACGGTGGTTACACCTGGTCGAACGAGTGGTGGACCGATGGAAACAAGATCGGAGCGACTACCTCACGGATCATCTACCAGCGTCTGGGGTCGACGAAGCGCTCGGCCGGCCTGGACCGGATCTTTGAACTCTCGGGTACCGACCCGGTGCCGCAGGCGATCGTCGCCGTTGACCTCGATGGGGGTCCAACGTGATCAGCAACCAGGTTCCATGGCTCGGTCCCGACGGTCGGACGATCAACGGTCCGTGGTTCATTTTCCTGCAGAACCTGGACGCGCTGCTCGGAAGCGTGTCGACGACGGGCGGGTCGATTCCACCTCCCGCGTCAGTTACCGACCCCGTCGCCGAGGCGTTGCTTGCGACCATTCCTGGGCTGTTGTACGAGGGGGCGGCGATCGAGAGCGTGATTGCGAAGCTCAACAGCCTGCATACCCTGATCGTGACCCGATCCGACCCTCCACAATCGACCCGGGCTCAGCCAGAATCGGCGATCACTGTGGGTGCATCGCCGTTTCAGTTTCAGGCACCGTTTGACGGAACGGTGCTAGTCAGTGGTGGGATCGTGACTGAGATCGACCTGACGAGGAATAACACGTACAACACCGGGCTGCTGGGCGGCGGCGCGGTCCCGGTATCTCGCCTCGACATCGTCACGGTCACGTACACGACCGTACCGTCGATGGCCTTCTTTCCGAGGTGAGCAATGACTGTACAGAACATCAAGCCGGTACCAACGCAGGCACTGAGCAACGTCTCAGCGCCGTACGGTGGATCAGTCCCATCAGGAGTCACCTGGTCGATCACCCGGGCGGTCTTTGTCAACACGGATACCGTGCCGCGCACGATCACGGCGAACTGCGTGGCCGCATCTGGAGCCCCCCTTACGGGTAACACGATGATTCCGGGCCGAACGCTGCAGCCCGGAGAGACCTACGTCTCGACCGAACTCGCCGGCCTGACCATGGTCACAGGCGACGAGCTGTATGCGAACGCCAGCGTTGTGAACGTCGTGACCCTTACCGTTTCAGCGAACCAGATCTCAAACTCATGAACCACTTCGAACTTATCTGCGAAGGAGTCGACGTCGAGCCGCTCGCGATGCTGCTCGACTCTCGTCCAGACCTGTGGAATACGCACCGGATCCGCAAGGAGTCGCCAGGATCGCCGCATGCTCAGATGTCTGATATCTGGGTTCGCTATAACGACGTCGCTCCTTACGAGTCCTCAGGCGATTACCGGCGCTTTAACGACGTGCACGTGCCCATCTGGTACCCCGCCTATGACGTCCTGGCTCCGTTTGTACGGCCGGTCATCGCCGAACTGATGGCCAGGGTCGAGGGCGAGATGCTTGGTGGCGTACTTATCACGAAGATCCCCCCCGGTGGACGTATCGCGCCCCACCTAGACTATGGCTGGCACGTTGAATACTACGAAAAGTTCTACCTTTCGATCCAAAGCGCGCCAGGATCGATCTTCGGGTGCGACGACGGTGGTATAATCGAGCAGCTGAACCCGAAAACTGGTGAAATCTGGCTGTTTGACAACAAAAAGAACCACTGGGTCGTGAATGGAAGCGATATTGACCGCATTACGATGATCATCTGCATCCGGAGGATGAAATGACGGTTCAATTCTTTGGTCTTGCGGCTTCCGCGATTGCGCGTGAGACGGAAAAGGCTCGGCTCGAGGCTGACCTGGGGATAAAACACCACTTTTCACCGGGTGTTTACGGCAAAGAGATGCACCTTCCGGCCGGGTGGTACGCAGATACGCACGAACACAAGTATGATCACATGTCCGTGCTCGCTTCTGGCGTGGTAGAGGTCATGATCGATGGCGAAAAGACCCTTTACCAAGGCTTTAACGTGATTAACATCGCGGCAGGTAAGAAACATCGTATCTATGCACTGACCGACTCAATCTGGCTGTGCGTCCACGCAACCGATGAGACCGATCCTGAAACGATCGACCGAGTCCTGATCAAGGAGAGCTGAAATGCCATGGGGAGTTGCAGCTGCCGCGGTCGGCGCGGTCGGGGCGATCGGTAGCTCGGTGATCGGTTCAAACGCCTCGCAGAGCGCGGCGAATACACAGGCCAATGCTGCGAATAGTGCAACCGCGGCCGAACTGCAGATGTACAACCAGAACGAGGCGAACCTGCAACCGTACATGGGTGCGGGCAACAACGCGCTTACCGCGCTGCAGTCGTTCCTCGGTCTGAACAACGGTACTGGTGTCAACGGGACGGGCACGGCGCCGGGCGTCGCAAACTTCCAGTGGAACCCTGCGAACGACCCGCTGTACAACTTCCAGCTCCAGACTGGTGAGAACGCGATCCTGAACAATGCGAGCTCGCTCGGTGGTGTGAACTCAGGGGCGACGCTCGAGGCATTGACGAACTATGGTCAGCAGACCGCTCAGTCGGCCTATCAGACCGAGTTCAACAACTGGAACACGCAGCTTAACAACGTGTTTTCGCGCCTGTCGGGCATCTCTGGACAGGGCGCAAACGCCGCGGCCGGGGTCGCCGGCATCGGTACGAACGTCGCTGGCGAGATCGGAAGCAATACCATCGGTGCGGGCAACGCCCAAGCCGCCGGCACGATCGGATCGGCTAACGCGTTCTCGAGCGGGCTGCAAAGCATCTTCAGCAACTCGGGGCTCATCAACTCGCTGCAGGGCCTGGCGAACAACAATAACGGGGCCGCTAACGCGTCCGTGTACAGCCAGAACGGTAACACGCCGCAAGATCTCATCGCTAACTATAGTGGGAACTGATCATGGCTGATACCGTTGATGCAAGCATCCCTCTGGGGTACAAATTCCCTGAGGCTCTCACGCCTCAGGGCCAGGCTGCGCTGCAGCAGCTGCAGTACAAGAACCAGCTCACGCAGCTGCAGGTCGCCGATGCCCAGCAACAGGCCCAGCAGAAGAACGCGATGCTCGACATCCTGAGGCAGCCGGGGGCCGTTGGTGACAACGGACTGCCGACCCAAGAGACTATCGGGAAGATCACGACGATCAACCCCGAGGCGGGGATAACTCTACAGAACAACCTGGCGCGGTACGAGCAGCAACGCCAGGCGGCGCTGACGAACCAGATCCACCAACGGCTGCTCGGGTTGCAGGTGAACGATAACCAGACCGACCGGCTCCAGGAGATCGCCACGAACGCGCAGGTCCGGTATGACGACCTGGTCGCGAGCGGGACGCCGGCCGCTGAGGCCACGAAGATCGTGTCGAAGGAACGGAACGACGCGGTCAACCAGGCGCAGCAGGACGGCACGCTGCTACCGCAGCAGGCGCAGCGGTTCCAGGGGCCGTTTAACCCGGACATGAACCGTGCGTTTGTCGCAGCCGCTCCGGGGTACAAGCGCGTGCTCGATGAGCGTCGTCAGCAGAGCGCGCTGCAGGTCCAGCAGGATCGCGAGGTCCGGCTCGAGAATAACGACAACACTCGCACCGAGGCTGCGCAGGAGACGCCGTTCATGAAGGAGGCCGCGGCGACGTACGGCAAGGACACGCCTGAGTACAAGAAGGCGGTCGCCGACCACGTGGCTAAGGAGACAGCTCCGGGCGGTGCCAAGGGCACGCCGTTTGGCGCCCGAGAGGCCGTGTACGTGAACCGTGCGCTGTCGTCGGCCGGTCTGGCGATGCGCGACATCTCGAACATCGCACGCGGACCGACGACCTCCAGCTCCGGGATCTTCGGTGGTTCGACCGCTGGACCATCGCTGCTTGACGCACCGAAGAACGTGCTTGCAAACACAGTGACGTCGCAAGAGGCACAGACGTACAACGTGAAGATCGCGGGCCTGCAGCGGAACCTAGCCACGCTCGAGTCCCAGGGCCTGGCGCCGAGCGGTTCGCTCACGCACCAGATGGACGCGATCGTCTTCAAGGAAGGCGACACGAACCTGACGAAGGCCTACAAGCTCGCTGAGACCCGGCAGATCGTCGAAGGCGCCATGGACGTGATCCAGTCGAACGATCGCGCGCCGCAGTCGGCGAAGGACCTGGCCACGAAGATCGTGAACCAGACGAAGCAAGCCGTGCCGTTCACGGTCGAGGACATCGATAACCTGCAGGCGAGCAAGAATCCGAAGGCGACGTTGAAGGACTTCGTCAAGAAGCAGGAGGCCAGCTCAGGCGGGGGTAAAGAAAAGGCTCCGCAGGCCGCGATCGACTACTTGAAGGCGCACCCGGAAGCAAAGGACCAGTTCAAGGCTAAATACGGATACCTCCCCTGATCATGGCAAACGTCTTCGACCAGTTTGACGGCACTACCGGCTCGACCACGTCGACTCCGGACACTACCGGCATGTCCGGAGACCCCGCGTCGTTCAAGGCGAAGTACGGCGCAGCCGCGGAGAAGGCCGGCAAGGCGCTGGGCATCGACCCCGACCTGATCCTGGGCCAATGGGGCGAAGAAACGCGATGGGGCAAGTCAATCATCCCAGGGACGAACAACCTGGGAAATATCAAGTCAAAGACGGGGGTAGCGGCAAAGGACAACCAGACCGGGTCGACCGACTCATACGCGAAGTTCGAGAGCCCAGACGCGTTCGCGGACCACTACGTCGACCTGGTCAAGACGAAATACCCGAACGCGGTCGACGCAGGTAACGACGTCAAGAAGTTCACGACCGGGCTGAAGGGTTACGCTGAGGATAACCAGTATGCTACGAAGGTCGCCGCTTCGGCCGCGACCGTCGCCGGCGTGCCTGGCTCGAAGACCACGAACCCGTTTGACCAGTTCGACGGTGTCACCGACACGCCGGCCGCTGCGGCGCCGGCCGACGACTATCAGGAACCCACCCAGCTGCAGTCAGACGTCCGAGGCGTCGGGCTGGGGACTCGGGCGGTCGCGGCTGGCGCAGCGAGCCCAATCACCGGGATCGGCGATCTACTGAACACGGGGATCAACGCTGGAATCCGTGGCGTCAACGCGCTGGCCAGTACGAACATCCCTCAGCTCGCGCTGCCGTCCCAGGTGACGCAGAACGCGCTGACCGCGGCTGGGCTGCCGCAGCCTGCGACGCCGACCGAGCGCGTCCTCTCCGACGTTCAAGGCGGCGTCGCAAGCACGCTCACGGGCGCTGGGCTCGCTGGTCAGGCCAGCAAGGTCGTGGCGAACCCGATCGCTCAGAACGCGCTCGCCCAACTGAGCCAACAGCCCGTTCAGCAGGCTGCAGCGGCCGCGACGGGCGCAGGCGCAGCGGGAACGGCCCGGGAGAGCGGCGCCAGCCCGCTCGGTCAGTTCATCATCGGCCTGACGGGCGGCATGGCGCCGTTGAGCGTCGCGAACCTCCTGCAGTCGTCGGACCGTGCGACGGTCAACGCCGCGAGGCTCCTCCAGAAGGCGGTACAGGCCAACTCACCCGAGGACTGGAACAAGGCCCGGGAGCTGCTGACCGAGTCGCAACGGCAGGGGATCCCGCTGCTGGGCCCGGAGGCGCTTGCCGGCAGCCAGCAGCTGCACACCCTTACGTCTGACGTCGCCGCGGCGCCTGCAAGCGGGAACAAGATCCAGAACGCGCTCGCCGAGCGACCGCAGCAGGTCGAGGACGCCGCGCGGAACAACCTCGCGAAGATCGGCGGGACGAACACCGGGACCCAGGAGGCCGCGAACGCCGCGCAGGAGGCCGCGGACAAGGTCATCCGCGACGCTCAGGAGTACCGTACGGAGGCCGCAGGGCCGCACTATCAGGGTCAGCGCGCGAGCGACACCGAGGCGCTTGACCTGACCGACACGGTGAAGTCGCTGCCGTCGAAGATCGTGGCGCTCAGCGACTCGCGCAACAGCGCGGTGCAAGTCGCTGGTAAGCTGCATCAGTTCGCGAACGAGCAGATTAACCTGATGAACAAGGCGATCAGGAAGGGTGCGTACAAGGACGAGGAAGGCAACACGCAGACGACGTGGACTCAACGCACGAAGGCCGAGCGTCACGATATGCGCGCCGACGAGGGCAAGTCGGGCACCTACGAGGCCGTGAACCGTGCGAACCAGTTCCGCGCGCAGCTCGATGCGTCGCAACGCGACCTCGAGAACGCCGCAGACCGGCTCGCCCAGAAGAACCTGCCGCAGATCCAGACGAAGGTCAGCGGCCTCTTGTCAAAGATCGACAGTCAGATCCGGCTCGCTGGCGACACGCCCGAGGGCAAGATCCTTCAGCAGTACCGGGACGAGCTCGCGCCCGGTGGGCGTCCGATCGTCCTGCCGTCACAGCTCGAGAGCATCTACAAGGCGAACCGCGACAAGACCATGCTCGGCCTGAACCCGACCCCGGAGCAGCGTACCCAGGCCGGTGTGATCGGCAGCCACATCTCGGACCTTGATAACCTGATCAAGGACGTGTCACCGGCGATCCGCAACGGCCGTCAGATCTACGAGCAGATCAGCAAGGAGGTCATCGACCCGATGATGAAGGGGCCGATCGGTAAGCTGGCCGGCCGAGGCGCGGACGCGCAGAAGGAAGCGGTTGCTAGCAGGGTCGCGAGCGAGCTGCAGGGAAAGAACGCCACCCCCGAGCGGATCGCAACGATCGCCGACGCGTTCAACAAGAGCGATAAAACCACGTTCCCGAACGTGGTACGCTCGTACCTCGAGGACAAGCTGAATTCCGCGCTGAAGCCGAGCCGCGGCGAGACGCTGACGACGCGTGGGACGACGCTGCGCGACGCGCTCGAGCCGAACCCGAAGGAGGCAGCGAACCTGCGCACCATGATCCAGAAGTCCGCCGAGGCGCAAGGCGCCGACCCGACGAAGGTCTACCAGGGCTTCGGCCGGTTCCTCGACGTCCTTGACGCGACAGGACGCCTCGGTGCGCCGAAGGCTGCGCGAGTCGGCGACGTCGGAGAGGAAGCGGCTAAGAACGCCGCAAACGCCGCCGTTGACGCGGTCTCAGTGGGGGCGAAGAAGACGATCTTGAACGCGATCACGGACTTCACGCGCAGGGGCGCGTACGGGAAGCTCGCTAGCGTGATGACGAGCGACTTCTCGGTGCGTGAGATGCAAGACCTCGCGAACCTTGATACCAAGAGCCCGGGTGCGCTGCAGATCGTCGCGAATATCATCAGTGGGAAGAAACCAGCGCAGGCCGCGGCCGCCGCGCTCCGGTCAGCGAACCAGGCCGCTCAACCTCAACCAGCTGAGGGTCAGTGATGAAGAAGATCGGAATGAAAAGCGTGAAACAGATGAAGTCTCCGAAACCTCAGGCCGAGCCGAACCCCGCGAAGGGGTTGAAGACTAAGATCGTGAAGACGGCGTTGAAGAACGTCGACAAGCCACGCAAGAAGAGGTATTAACCATGGATTGCGGACTCTGCGGCCGCGACGTCTCATGCTGCCAGTGTGATTTTGGCGTCATCAGGAGAGAAGATCATGCCACTCAAAGCGGGAAAGTCGAAGAAAACGATCAGTTCGAACATCTCCGAGCTGTCAAAGGGTCCTCACCACGCAAAGATGGAGAAGAAGTTCGGGAAGGCGAAGGCGCAGAAGATCGATGTCGCGATCGCGTACAGCAAGTCGCGCCAGTCGGGTTCGAAGATCAAAGGGAAGAAGTAACATGCGAGTGCTGATTGTCGACCCCGACTGCATGGGCCTGGACCTCGCGTACCGTGCGGCCGAAGGAGGCCATGAGGTCCAGTGGTGGCAACGACCCGGCGACGGCGGGATGCAGCCGCTTGACGGAAAGGGCTTCGCCGGTATCACCAAGGTGAAGGACTGGCCGAAGGCTATGCTCTGGGTCGGTAAGGACGGCCTGGTCGTGAACATGTTCAACGACCGGCAGGTCACGACCGCGCTCGAGAAGTGGAAGAATCGCGGCTGGCGGGTCTTCGGGCCGACCGTCAAGAGCATGACGCTCGAGCACGATCGCGGGGCCGGGATGAAGCTCTTTGAGAAGTTCGGCTTCGAAGTTCCCGAGTACAAGATCTTCCCGACGCTCGACGCCACGATCGCGTACGCGTGGAAGTGCCAGGACCCGATGGTCATGAAGCCGATGGGCGACGAGGAGGACAAGAGTCTCACCTACGTCGCGCACGATCCGGCCGACCTGGTCGCGTTTCTCGAGTCGAAGAAGACCCAGGGCGCGAAGATCAAGGGTCAACTCATGCTGCAGGAGAAGGCAGACCTGCTCATGGAGCTTGGTGTCTCGGCCTGGTGCGGCCCGAACGGGTTCTCGAAGGCGCATAACGTGAGCGTTGAGTACAAGAAGCTCATGAACGAGAACTACGGCCCGTCGACCGGTGAGATGGGAGATCTCACGAAATACTACACCGACACGGCCGAGAGCGTGCTGTCTGACCATCTCATGCGGTTCGAGGAGACGCTCGTTGAGATGGGTCACGTCGGTGACTTCGCGGTCGGCGGCGCAGTCACGAAGAAGGGGAAGTACGTCCCGTTCGAGGTCAGCGCGCGCTTCGGCTACCCGGAGATCTTCGCGTTCCTTCATTGCCACCGCTGCGACCCGATCGAGTGGATGAGCGATCTCGCTAACGGCTACGACTCGCTGGTCGTTGATGAGCGGCCCGCTATCTGTCTCGTCATGGCGAAGCCGCCGTACCCGCAGCCGACGCATGACCACATGGAGGCCGTTGGCTCGCTGATTACCGGGATCGAGGAGGTGTGGGAGTACGTCTCCCCGGCCGCAATGATCATCGAGGAGGGCCCGTGCATGAGCCACGGCAAGGTGATCAAAGACATGGTTTACAAGACCTCGGGGCCGTACGTCTGCACGGTGACCGCCCAGGGGTCAGACGTTCACGACGCGATCGCTGAGGCGTACGCGGCCGCCGAACGGATCAAGTACCAGGACCGTATCCTGCGCACCGACGTCGGCAAGGATCTCGAGAAGCTGATCCCGAAGGCCAAGTCGCTGGGTTTCAAAGAACTGCCCGACTTCTAAGGAGAGTACCATGAAAGCACTGCTTACCGCACTCGTTCTCACGATCGCTGCCTGTCTCCTGTCGGCGCCCGCTCAGGCCCAGCAGGCCCCGAACCAGCAGGTCACGATCTTCCCCGCGGCTGTTCAGACCGCAACGACCGTGAATTCGAACGACCAGCAGAACGCTAGCTGGAAGGGGTTGCACCTAGTCGTCAATGTCAGCGCGTTCACCTCAGGCACCTACACGGTGAACCTGCAGGGCAAGGACGCGTTCGGCAACTACTATACCATCCTCTCGAGTACCGCGCTCGCAGCGACCGGGGTCGTGGTCCTTAAGGTCTATCCGGGTGAGACCGTGGCTGCGAACCTGTCCGCATCGGATTTTCTGCCCGCAGTTTGGCGGGTGCAGCTCGTCGGCGCAACGACTCCAAACATGACAATCTCGGTCGATGCGAATCTCAGCTACTAACTAATAACGGGGTAAAACTCTGATGTCAACCGTCCAACTTGCACCGCTTGCGCTGCAACAGTTCAACCAGAACGGCTCGCCCGTCGCTGGTGGCCAGCTGTTCACCTACGCTGCCGGCACCACGAACCCGATCGCGACCTACACGGACTCGACCGGGCTGGTGGCGAACGCGAACCCAATCATTCTCGACGCGAACGGCCAGGCGTCGATCTGGCTGCTCCCGTCTGTCGCGTACAAGTTCGTCCTGTCGCCAGCGACCGATACGAACCCACCGACGAACCCGTACTGGACCGTCAATAACATCACCTCGAACTCCGGTCCGGCCGTCGGGAACGAGACCGATGAGAAGGGGTCGGGCGGTCAGGTCGGCTTCGTGGCAGGCGTCGACTTCGTCGCCGGCCCGGGACCGACGTCGGTCACGCTTTCTCAGAACTACGGCTCGGCGGGGAACCTCTGGGTCCAGTTCGACGCGGCCTCCCAGGGCGGAGACACCTTCACGCTCGGCGGCGCGAACAACGAGACCCTGACGTTCCCGGCCGGCATCCCGGTCGGTACCCAGAAGCTCTACGTGAAGGGCGGGACCGTACTGACGATCGGCGCGCCTGGCGCGGGCACCGTAACGGACTCGAGCGTCTCGTCGAGCAGCCGGCTCTACAACCGGATCTTCGACATCTACGATGTGAAGGACTACGGTGCCGTGGGGAACCGGTCGACCGACGATTCCGCGGCCTTCAGGGCCATGTTCGCTGCGATCCCGGCCTACGGGAAGGCGAACATCTTTGCGACGGCGGCGAACTCCTACGTAGTGTCGCAAGACGTCGCGAATCCCTACTGTATCCCTATCACTGAACCCGTTAACATCTACGCAGACGGAGCGTTCGGATCCATCTTTCCGGTCGCTGGAACCATAGTATCAACGATCCAGTACAACCCGGACCCGAACAACCCCGATATCTGCACGGAGTGGAACGGTCTCGCACTCGGCGACCCAGACACCGGTACGCGGCATGGACTGAACGGGATCTACATCAATACGTCGGCCGTAGGGTGCACGGTCAAGAAGAAAGTTTTCTCGCGTATGAACATCATGGGGGCCGACCAGGCAGGCGGCGCCGCGTTTCTACACATCAACAACCCGGCGAACAACGTGAACGGCGCGATGTTCGGCTCGGCTATTGAGCACAGCACGCTGATCGGTGGCGTCAACCTGCAGTCGTCTGGGGACTCGAACACGATCCATAAGAACGTGATCAGTGGCGCAAACACTGGGATCTACGCGTCGCTCACCGCCGGCGCCTCGCTGCTCACGATGGAAAACAACAACATCACGAACACGGGCGGCGCGCTTCAGATCGACTCGGGGTCCCGGTTCAAGTTCCTGCGGAACAACTGCGAACAGAGCGGAGCGTTCACCGGGGCGCAGCAGTACGCGGTGGATATCCGGGGTCAGAACGGCACCATGTCGACGGGTGAGATCCGCGGTAACCTGATCTCGATCTTCAGCGGGGTCTCAAACGCCGGTGTGGTTCACCTGAACAACTGTATCGGCGTACACGTCGAGGACAACGTGATCCTCAACGCGAACGCGGGTTCTGCCGGGATCGTGGTTGACACAACCGCGGTCAATACCCGGATCGGCCCGAACACGTACGGGTCGAGCGTCGCCGCTCCGGTGATCGATAACGGCATCGGTACGATGGGTGTCATCAAGTCCATTACGACGTTCGCAAACGCCTGGGCGAACAGCCCGACCGCTCCCACGTCTACTGGCCGGTTCATGAAGGACGCGAACGGTGTCGTTCACCTGGCTGGCACGCTCGCGAACGGCACGACGACGCCCGGCACGCTGATGTTCACGCTGCCCGCCGGGTTCCAGCCGGACCAGCAGGTGAAGCTCCCGGCGCTTACACGCGGTGGCGGTTCGATCGTCGCGGGCGAGGTCTGGATCGATACGGCGGGCAACGTCACGATCCAGGCCGGTCAGAACCAGTACCTGTCGCTCGACGGGATGACGTTCCTCGCCGCTGGTCTCGCTAACTCAACATCTAACCTCTAAGGTGAACCACATGAAAAAACTCTTTGCGTGTCTGGCCCTTCTTTACTCGACCCTCGCGCTGAGCGCAACGACCCTTCCGGTCCAGCTGATCAACCCGTCCGGGTCATCCTCGGGCCAGGCGATCGTCTCGACCGGCTCGGGTTCGGCGCCTGCGTGGACCACGATCAACGCGGCTACGCTCAACGGCGCTACGTTCGCGTCGCCGCCCTCGACCGGTTACGGCAGCACGACGCCTGAGCCGGTCGCCGCAACGACGATCAGCGCGACCGGTCTTATCTCGCCGTCCACGACGAACGGGATCAAAGGCACGACTGCGGGTGACAACGCGAACGCGGGAAGCATTGGCGAGATCGTGATAGGTACGAGCGGCTCGATTGGAATGACCGCTAGTGTCCCCGCAAACATCACGTCAATCACACTGACGGCCGGCGACTGGGAGATCTGGGGTAACGTCGAGTTCGACCCGGCGGCCAGCACGACCGCGTCGACCTCTGTCGTTGGGGTCAACTCTGTCTCGGCGACTCTCCCTGCCTCTCCTTCGAAAAGCATTACCAACTATAACGTACTGACTGGACAGATCTTCACAAACGCGCCGCCCGTTTCCAGGTACAACATCACGTCCACGACCACCTTCTATCTGGTTGCGGACGTGCAGTTCTCTGTCAGCACAATGGCGGCTCAAGGATTTATCGCAGCGCGTCGCCGGCGTTAAAACAAGCAGTCAACGGGGATGATTCATGGACAAAAACTCTTGGTGGATGGTCGCGATCTCCTGGCTCGGGACCGTCATCGGGCACTTCGTCGAGCAGATTACCCTGTCTCGGCTGGTGCTGTTTTCAACGTTTGTGTTTACCGTGCTGCAGATCTACATCCTCATGAGGGACAAGGTCATCAAGCACAGGAGGAAGCATCGTGACCATGATCACCTTCAATGACGTCTTCGCCGCGGTCGTCGGCACTGAGGGCACGGCGCTTAGCACCGACGTCAACGACCCGGGCAACTGGACCGGTGGCGCGGTCGGCTCGGGAAAGTTCGTCGGTTCGCGCTACGGGATCAGCGCTGAGTGGTTCCCGAACGTGAACTTTGCAACGCTCACCTACGCGCAGGCACAGGCACTCGCAAAGAGCCGGTACTGGGACCCGTACCAGTGCGACCAGTTCGATATCAGGATAGGTTACCTGATCTTCGATTCGGCGTATAATGGCGGCCACCCGGCCCTGTGGCTGCAGGAGGCCGTCGCGGTCGCCCAGGACGGGATCATCGGCGCGCAGACGATCGCCGCGGTCCGCCAGGCCGACCCGCTGAAGCTGTGCATGCAGTTCATGGCGTCACGGTTCAACTACTGGCGCTCGCTCAGTAACTGGCCGAACGAGGGCAACGGGTGGACCGGCCGTGGTGCGACGAACCTCCAGGTCGTTGCGGAGAACTGAGATGAATCCGACTGAGAAGATCATTGCTGGAACGCTGACCGTCGCGGGTCTGCTCGCGATGGACCTGCTGAAGCTCAACGACCCTATGCTGCGCTATGCGCTGTTTTCGGTCTTCGGGCTTATTACCGGTGGTCACCTCGTGACTAACCTCCCGCTCACCCTGAGCAAAACCTGAGGACTTTAACCATGAAACGTGCTATCATTGCAGTACTCGTGCTCGCCGCTGCGACTGTCGGTCTCGCAGCCTGTTCGGCCGCTCAGCAAGGAAACCTCAACACCACGCTGGCGAACCTGAACCAGACGAACCTGATCGCGCTGCAGACGATCAGCAACGGGTGCAAGATCGTGCAGCCCACGCTGATGGCGGCCGGTGTCGCGAGCCCGCAGGTCGCAACCGCTGCGGCCGTGAACGGCGTCGTCTGCGCGACCGCTGACGTGGCGACGAGCGCAGCCAGCGCCGTTGTGGCCGCTCAAGCCGCAAGCGCTGCGACTGCAGCCTCGGCTCCTGTCGCACCGGCCGCCGTACCCACTGCGCCAGCTGCGGCGAGCGCGAAGTGAACCTGGCGCTGACCTATGCCGCGGCTCAGCGCGCGAACGCGGCGTATGAGATGAACCCGGTCGCCTCGGTGGCCGGGTTCGCAGCGCTTGGCCTCACGCACCTGGGGCTCTACCAGAACGACAGCCACCAGGCCGTCGTCTCGCACGACGCTGCCGGGCAGTTCTTCCTGTCGATCTCGGGGACGCGGTTCCTGAAGGAGTGGGGAGACCTGTTCGACGACCTCGACACGACGGCCGTACCGGTCGGCGACCCAGCGCTCGGCGCGAAGGTCGCCGCTGGAGCGTACGGCGGTCTGGTCGACGTCTACGCCTGGGCGAAGTCGCTCGCGCCCGCTGGAACGATCTGGACGGTCGAGGGTCACTCACTGGGCGGCGGCCGGGCGCGGTTCGCGCCGCTGTTCCTCAGTCCCGCGGAGCTCGGTGCAATGTACTCGTTCGAGTCGCCGAAGTTCGCGAACGCCGCGTTCTGGTCGGAGTACGCCTGGGAGATGGACAAGCTCACGTCGGTGGTGAACGGTCGTGACCTCTGGGTCAGCTGGCCGTTCATCAGTGAGTACAGCCACCCCCTGAGGACTCAGGTGTGGCTTCAAGACTCGGGCTACCAGCTGATCACCCCAGATCAGTGGCCTGGAGGTCGATGGCCATCGGACCACGATATGGGTTTGGTCCTTTCCCGTCTCGCCGCGCTCTTACCAGCCTAGCCGCATGCCGCTGGAACGCCTCGAGCGTCTCAGCGGCCCGGTACCTCACCAGCTCCGCGGGTTCCAGGTCCTCGACGCGTCGATCGTCGAGCAGGAAGTACACCCGCTTCGGCTTCGTGCGAGTCTTCACCAACCGCTCGCCGATCTCGCCTGCCAGCGGTCCATCGAGGAGCTCCCTGCACTCCCCCACGCTGTTGCCGAGATATCGCGCGAGCGCGGTGATATCAAGCGGGCCGTGTGCTCTGAACATCCCGCGGGCCCGCTCGGGCCAGGTCTTGGTGGGCGTTCCGCCGCCGTTAGTTGTTTTCACTGTTCCACCCGTCGTCTCGTCTGGGACTCCAGCTCGGCGCTGTACCAGAACTTGACCGCGCGGTCAAGCTCGAAGCCGGTGACAGAATGGCCGTTGCCGCTGACTAACCAATACCAGAAAACGGTCCTGTTCTGGTCGGCGTAGAACGGCCGCGCCCGGGGCTTGGTTACCTGGAGGTTCTGTTTCATAGGATCCCGTGGGTGTAGTCCCTCATGATGAAAGCGGCGTCGTCCTTTGCGCCGCGGCTCTTGACCTTCAGCGACTCGCTCTCCCCATGACACTCAACGCTATGCAGGTCGGTGCAGGACAGGAAGCCGGCTCCAGCGACGAACGCCTTCGCGAGCTCGGGGCAGACCGACAGCAGCGCCTTCGCGACGTCTGCGTGCGTCAAGTCGTCTGGGAAGATGATCGGGAACGAGCGCGGCAGCCTGCCCTTCGTTTCGAACACGATATACTTCACGTTCCCTCCTTGTACTGCTCCCACACCGGGCGCTTGGCGCCGAGCCACAACTGCTTCGCAGCCGGCTGTGGGTACTCCTCAGCGAAGATGATCCGACTGCAGGACGTGTTCAGGAGCAGCTTCGTGCACGTGACGCACGGGCTGGCCGTCACGTAGCAGGTGTCGATCTCCCATGGGTCCCGGCACTGCAGCAGCGCGTTCTGCTCCGCGTGTACGGCCTGGCACGCGTCCAGGTTCGTCCCGCTGGGCGAGGCGTGACCGGGACATGCATCTGGGAAGTGTGGCCCGCTAATGATAAGTCCATCAGGCCACCGGTCAAACCGTGGCTCGTTGCAATGCGGCAGGCCGGCCGCGACCCCGTTGTACCCGGTCGACAGGACGTGGCCGCGCCGGTCGACCAGGACGCAGCCGACCGAACGGCGAAGGCAGGTCGCGCGCTTCGCGGTCTCACGGGCGACCGCCATGGCCCAGGCGTCACGTGTCGGACGAGTCATCGAGCAGCTCCTGATGGTGAAGATAGCACCTGTTAGTCATCAATTTGTCGAGCTTCTGCGCAGCCAGGATGTCAAGATCTCCACGAGAGATATCGCCCTTAATGGCCATAAACATGGAAATGGCGATGACGTCCGCGAGCTCATACTGGAGCGCGTTCCTGTTATGAGTCATCGGATCATCAGGGTGATGAGAATCGTAGCCATGAATCAATATCTTGCCGATGGTCTGCTGGATCTTACCGATCTCCTGCTGGGTCTCTCCCAGCTCCTCGCTGAGCTTCGCCAATCGTTCGACCTCGGCCGGGGACAACTTGCTGAACGGTTCATTCATGACTTCTTCCTCCCTCCGTGCTCGAAGGCCTCGCGGCCGTCGAAGCTGTTGTGAACAAAGGCACACGCGTCGTCGTGCCACGTAGGTCTACAGTGGCAGGTATCCTCCATCACGTGCGGCTCAGTATCGAGTGTGGGTATTATGTGGGTCTCGTCATCCGTCGGGCTCGTGACGATCTGCCAGCCGTAGTCCATGGATCACTCCCACCAGCGTAGCGGGTCGCCGGGCTTCGTGTTGCGCAGGCAGCGCAGCGCGAGGAGCAGGGTCTCCTCGGACAGGTGGAACTGTGCCGGCACCGCCTTGACCGGCAGGCTGAGCGTCATCACCTCGTCGGCCGCGGCCCAGTTCGCCTCGTACAGGTGACTGCTGGCCGCGGTCAGGTACAGCGCGCCCGGCTCGATGACCTTCGGTGGGTCACCCTTCGCCATGGTCCAGCCGCGGAAGTTCAGCCGGCAGCAGACCATGTGCGCGACCATCGAGAACGAGAACACATCGTACGGGATCCCGAGCCAGGCGTCGGACGAGCGCATGAACACGTGCATGTTCAGTTTGCCGTCACGGATCTTGAAGTCCATCGCGACCGTGCACGGGCAGTCCTTCGTCGGCTGCGGATTCGGACGCCACGTGACGAGCGTTGCCTGACGCGTGTCCGGGTCCGCGCGCAGCTTCTCGACCACATACTCGAGCTGCTGGGCGATTCGCGGGCCGTACGCGCCGAAGAACGTGGCTCCGTTATCGCTGAAGTCTCGCATGCGCGGCAGCCACGGCACGATCCCGTCGACCGTGTCGTCGCCGTTACAGATCCAGAACGCCTCCGCGGCCGCACCCTGGAACGACAGCCGGCGCTCGGGGACGGTCAGCAGCGGGAAGCGCATGTCGACCGCGATCGTCCGTTGTGGCAGCTCCTTCGTCCGCATGCCGCGTGGTGACACCTCAGTCCCGAACTGCAGGATCTGGTTGATGAGGTGAAACCACGCGAAGTTCACTTCGACCGGATTCATACCAGCTCCTTGATCAACGTCGTCAGTTCGTACGGACTTCCGTTGTGAAACCGGTGCCAGTATGAGGGATGGGCGACGGTGTGGTGCTTCAGGCCGCAGGCGGTCAGGGTCTTCGACGCCTCGCCACCGAGCGCGATGACCTCGACCGCAGCGTCGGGCGGGATGACGAACCGGTCGAGCTGGTCTGCGTTGATCCACGCCAGGTTGTTCTCGTTGATCCCGGCCTCCCAGAGCTTCGCGGTCAGCCAGCGGCTGCACCCCTGGTTAGAGAACGACGCGAACGGCCACTGGTACACCAAGTCGTCGTTCTTCACCTCCGCGAATGCCTCGCCGACCAGGACGATGTTACCCAGCCAGTTGCCGGCCGACGCGACGCCGAGCGGGTGCAGCGGCGCGCGGAAGTTGTCCAGGACCTCGGGTGCGTGGAACTCGGGCTGGTTCATGTAGTCGTAGTCGACCGTCAGCAGCTGGGTGTGCCAGAACGGGCCGCGGTAGTCAGAGTGAACCTGCCGGAGCTGCTTCTCGGTCTTCAGGTACTCGTCACCCTTCCGTGCAGCCCACGCGCTGACGCACGCCTCGTCGCCCGGGTCGCAGCGGACGACGATCGCGCCGCAGCGCAGCGCCAGGCGCTCGAGCATCATGCGGCTGACCCCGCCGACCCGGTCCGTCCCGTTGCGATACGCGGCGCCGTAGATCGGCTCGCTGAGCCACGACCGGTCCATGACAACGTCCTGGTACCCCAGGAGCGCGGGAAGCATCGCCTCCGCGTAGAGGCGCGGCAGGCCGGTGTAGACCCGTGGGAATGGCCCCAGGTGCACGTAGCGCGCGCCCGTGTCGGCTGCGAAGCGCTGGGCCGCGGTCGACTTGCCCGACCCGTCGCAGCCCTCGAAGATGGTTACTTTCTTGCTGAACATCAACGCTCTCCCATGTTGCCGTTCGGGTTAGTCAGTACCTCGGCACCGTCCACCATCCTCACGTTCAGGGCCTGACCAGGCTGGTCACGGAACTCCGGGTAGTCGACACCGGTGATCGGCCGGCAGGGGTTGAAGCCGTGCGCCATGAGGATCTCGAGCGTCTTCGGCCCCACCCAGCCCTCGGGCTTGCCGACGTCGTGCGAGGTGCCGCGATGCGTGACCTTCGGTACCTTCGCCATGTTCGCGCGCTGCACGTCGTCCCAGAGGTCCTTCCACGCCGGCGCGAGTCCCAGCATGACGGCCGTCCCCTTCGCGACGTAGACGAGGTCGACCAGGCCGTCGGCGATTTCCTCCATGTTGCTCGGCACTACGCCCTTCGACCAGAATTCGTTCAGTTCCTCCATCAGGAAGTTGAAGCGCTCCTTCATGAGGCGTTGGCTGACAAACACCGGGCTGTCAGCGTGGATCTGGTTGAACTTCTTGTGAAACACTAAAACGTCTTTAATTTCGCTCATATGATCACCAGAGATCTTGGGTTGTGATACTGTCCGGCCCGTTGCGCATGTCAACGACCCGGTACTGGGGGACCTTCATCGGCCGCTGCGCGAGTCCGGCCTTGACAGCCTCAGCGAGCCACTTGCCGACCGGTGGCATGACCGACCGGCTCAGCTCGCGGGCCAGGGTGTCGATGCTGCTGTTGCACCACTGCCAGTCGACGTCGGCCATGCCGCACATGGCCAGGTACTCCTTGACGTCGAGGTACCGGGGCTCGGTTGGGTGGAGCCTCGACGCCTTGCCGCCCAGGAGCACGGGTGCGACCTTGTCGGTCATGAGGCGCCGGTCGAGGAAGCAGGGGAACCGGCCCGTCCGCAGCTCGAGCGGGGCCAGGTCGTGCGCGCGTCTCATGCTGCCCTTCAGCGTCGCGGCCTGCTCCCACAGGTACTGGTTGTACTCGTCGCACAGCGGCCGGTGGTCGCGCTTCGGGACCTTGACGGTCTTCAGGAGCTTGCCAACCGGGACAGGCGCCGTGAGTGGCGGCCAGACGAGCGGGTGCTTGTGCGCGATCATGAACATGCGCGGCCGGTCTTGCGAACAGCCGAGATACATGTTGTTCTGTAGCAGCACTGTCACGCTGTAGCCCGCGTTCGCGAACTTCTGTGCCTGCTCCAGGACGTACTCCCGACCGTGCCGCCAGGCGTTGCAGACCGACTCCCAGACGTACGCCTTCGGCTGGATGACGAGCGCCGCGTCGATCAGGTTCGGCGTCCAGGAGAGCCGCGGATCGTTGCGCCAGGTCGTCTGGTTGCCGCCGCGAGCCGCGGACCAGGGCGCGCAGGGCGGCTGGGTGAACATCAGGTCGACCTGGGTCGCGTACCGGCCGACGTCGCCCCAGTTCTCGTGACCGATGAACTGCTCGACCTCGGGGTGGTTCAGCCGCATCGTCTTCGCGCCGTAGTCGCAGTTCTCCAGGGTTCCGAGCACCTTGAACCCCGCCTGCTTGACGCCCAGCGTGAACAGCCCGGCGAAGGTGTCTCCGCCGAGCGCCGTCAGTTGCTTAGTCATCGAGACTCTCCAGGAAGGCCCGCTTGAGCGACTCGATGAGGCCGATCGCCTGCATCGGGCTCTCACAGTTCGTCCAGTGGTGACGGTAGCTCTTGCCGTTCGTGCTGAGCGTCACGACGTAGGCTTCCTTGATCTCTCCGTCGTTCGCCAGCTCGAGGAGGTTCGTGAACAAGGTGTTCGGCGCGCCGTTCCGGAGCAGCGGTTCAACCGAGGCCTTGGGTCTCGGCTCGGTGCTGCCGGTAAAGCCCCAGGAGCCGTTATCAACTGGGAGCTTGTTGAACTCGTCAATGACGGTGTTCGGCGCGGTCAACTTCGCAACGGTGCCGATAGCACTACCAACGTCACGAGCGATGATCCGGTCGAGAGGGAGCTCGTCGTTGAGATCGACCAGACCCGACACGCGCATGACACCCAGGTACGAGATCGTAAACCGGTACTTACTGGAGTCTGACACGTAACCGGCCTCAACGACCAGCTGGTTGCGTGCCATCAGCTGATGGCCGTTCTCACCAGCGGTGACCTCGAACGCGTCGCGGATGGCCCGAATCACGTCGGGCAGTGTATGCCGGGACATCATGCAGGCCTCCGGCAGACCCAGAGGTTGTTGCGCGCGTGGTCAGGGTAGAGCGGGCCGAAGATGTTCGAGATCGCGTCGTTATCGAAGTACTGCATGAGCGCGTCCTTGACCGCCTTGATCGCCAGCGAGGACGCAGCGCCCGACTCCGCCCGACCGATGTGCTTGATATCCATGAACGTGCCGAACCGCTGCTCGATCACGAACTTCGCCTTCTCAATCGCGACCTGCAGCTCAGGTACCGTGTACTCATGGATGTGGTTCGCCGCGTGCCGCACTCCGTCGTAGACCGGGGTCGACGTGATCATGATCCCGCCCGGCTTCAGCGCCTTGAAGCAGTTCGCCAGCAACCGCTTGCCCGCGTCAACGGGCATGTGCTCGATGATCTCGAAGTGCACGATCACATCGAATCCCTCCGGGCGCGAGGCCATGACAGCCTTGAACCCGGCCGGTGACGTGAAGTCCGTTTCGGGGAAGATCGTCGAGTGCTGATGACGAGTCGGCTTGAGCTTGTTCAGGTCGACCCCGGTCCAGGACGCAGCGTACGGCGCGGCGTTCCGGAACAGGATCTTCTGCAGCGGCTGGTCCTGACCGCACCCGACGTCGAGGACGTGCGCGGTCTTCCCGATCAGCCGCTTAGCGAACGACCAGCGAAAGAAGTGCGCCGAGTAGTCGCGGTGAAGGATCTGCCCGTGCTGTGATTCGTGGAGCTGCGTCGTGTCGAACGCGTCCGTGTCGCGCTTCTTCTCGCGCTTGACTTCTAGTCCCATGGTGAGACTCCTGGTGGAGTAAAAGAAGGGGTCCTCAGCCCGAGCGACCCCGCCCCTTCTTACTTCTTCGCTTCGATCGCAGCCGGCGGGTTCTTGCCGTTTTTCTTCAGGTGGTTGCGATACCACGTCACGTAACCACGCTTGTCGTCCGACAGCCCGAACTCCTTCTTCACGGTCGCGAAGATGTTGTCGTCCGTCAGCTTGCCTTCCATGATCAGCTCCTGGAAGCGTGACGCGGCCGACGGCTTCTTCTCCTTCGGGGCCTTGTCCACCTTTGCTGCCTTCGGGTCAGCCTTCGCAGTTACGGGCGGCTTGGCAGGCTTCTTCGCCGCTGCGGGTGCCGCCTTCGCATCGGGCTTCGCCGCGGTGACTGTGGCCTTCTTCGCGGCCGGCACGTTCTTCACGGCCGGGGTGGGTTTCGTCTTTGCGTCTGCTGCGGTCGGTGCCTTTGCGGTTGCCATCTGTTGCTCCTTCTCACTTACGGTGGTTAACTTGGCCAGCTCGCGCATGGCCTCGGGGGTAGCGCCCAGGTGCTGGGCGAATTCAACGTACAGCCGAGCTGCTTTCTCGGCCGGGTAGGTGTCTGACGGGACCCAGTACTCGTCGAACGTCGCGGAATCTTTTGCCTCGACGTCGAGGCCGCCGGGCCGGTTCAACGCGATGTAATCGACCGACGACTCGCCGCGACGCAGCACGATACAGCTGTGCCGATAGTAGTCCTGGCAGACGGTGACGGCCGATGAGACCGGCGGCTCCTTCGATTTTTTCTTCATGGGTACCTCGTCGAGGTCAGCGTGGTTTTCGATGCATCTCGCGATCGCGGGCAAGACGTCTTTGTCATGCTTCATTGCGATCGTGCGTCCGGTGTTCAGCAGCTGGCGCCCCATGTTCTCGGGCGTCCAGACGGGGTCGAACACGAACCGGTCAACGAACGTTGGCCACGGCAGGTTTTCGACATAGGTTTTATACAGGTCGTGCGTCGCGACCGTGACCTTATCGTCATCGGCCGCGAGCACCAACGCTTCGAACCCAGTCAGGACCGTCTCGTCGTAGCGACGGAGGCTCCCTCTGAACGCGAAGGCGGTCAGCCAGCGTTTATCCATGTGATCAGTCGTCCTCAGCGGGTTACGGTCCTCGTTGACCGTAGGAGCATTGTATTGCGTTCACTGGTCGATGTAAACACCTTTTTTGCGGTGGCGCGCCAAGAGCTGGAGCGCTTCAAACAGCGCGTTCTGGCCCTTCGCCTTCCGTTTCACCGCAAGCAGCATCACCTCATCTACGGTGTTTCTCATCAGCAGGTGGTGGACGAAGACCCGTTTCGCTTTGTTCCCCTGCCGAAGCACGCGCCGGATGAACTGGTCGTACAGCTCATAGTCGAACGTCATCGAGTGCCAGCAGACGTGGTTCCCCAGCTCCTGGAGGTTCAGCCCGTGCGCGATCGCCTGCGGGTGCGCCGCGAGGACGGGCAGCTTCCCCGCGTTCCAGAGGCGCTCGAGCTCCTTGCTCCGGGTCGTGCTGACGCCGCCGCCGATGTACGGCAGATCGGTTCCCAGCTTGACCCGGAGCCGGTCGAGGTCGTGCTCAAAGTCGTACGCAACGAGCAGCGGCGACCCCTGGAGTTCGTCGATCAGGTCGGCCAGCGCGTCGACCTTGACCGTGTGCAGGTTCACCCACTCCCGCTTGACCTTCGGGAGCTTGAACCCGGTGATCTCGAGGTCGGGCGTCAGGTAGATCCCTCCGTTAGCGACCTGCCGGCACTTGACCGACGCCGCGGCCGCGTTCTGCGCGACGACGACGCCCTCGTCAAGACGCGTTATAAGGTCCTCCTCGAGCTGGTCGTAAACCTTACGGACGTCGGGCGGCAGATCGAGCTTGACGACGTTCTGGACGAGCTCCGGCAGCTCCAGGTAGTCCTCCGCAGCCATGCGAAGGGCCAGCGGCGCAACACGCTCGTAGATCGCCTCCTCCGCGCCAGGCTTCGGGACCCAGACGAACCCCTCCTTGTCCACGGTCTCGAAGTACTTGCTCCGGTAGTGAGTGATGAACGGCCCGAGGCTCCGCCCCTGGTCGAGGATGTAGCACTGCCCGAACAGGTCGAGCAGCCCGTTCGCGGCCGGGCTCCCGGTCAGGCCCCAGCGGCGGCCGAAGGTGTGCAACACGAGCTTCAGCGCCTTGAAGCGGTTCGTCGATACATGCTTGAACTTGCTCAGCTCATCGATGATGAGCGTATCGAACCCCAAGAGCCGCCAGCGCCGCAGGTCGACCTCGACCTTCGTCTTGCCCTTCGGCGTCTTCGTCTTGTGCGTGTCGAGCAGCCAGTCGAGGCCCTCGGGGTTGATCACGTAGATGTCGGCGTCCTGCTTCAGCAGTTCGTCCTTCTTCGCGCCGTGCAGGACGACGACACGCAGCTCCGCGAAGTCCATCCACTTCTGCTGCTCCTTCGGCCAGACCAGGTGACAGACGCGCAGCGGGGCGATGATCAGGACCTTGCTGACGAGTTGCCGTTTGAACATCAGCTTCAGCGCGCCGTACGTGACGCTCGTCTTCCCCAGCCCCGGGTCAAGGAACAGGGCGGCGCACGCGTGCTCGATGAGGAACTTGACCGCCTTCTTCTGGTACGCGTGCGGTGCCCACTTCTGCGGTTGCGGTTTGAACAGTTCCTCGGGCGTGATGACGGGCTCGCTTGACTCTTTTGATGATCGCTTCGAGCGCGGATTCGCGATTGTTGTGGACCTCGACGTCATAACCTAGCCTCTTCAGTTTGTTGATACGGTACGACTGCCGGGGGCCTGGCTGCTCACCCGGCGCCTTGAACTCGATGAGGAGCAGCGGGGCCGGGACCCAGAACAGGCGGTCCGGCCAGCCGTCGTAACCGAACTTCGTGCTCTCGACGCCGTAGTCCTCGAGCGCGTGCTTCGTCACCCAGCGCTCGATCGCGCTTTCCTCAGCCATGCTTGTTCGGACAGATGAGGCCCTCGGCAACTGTTCCCATCGCAGAGCCGCAGATCGGGCAGCTCGGCCAGGCCTTCTGCCTCGCCCCGCTTTGAACGTTACTCGCAGCGTTGAGCGGGTTAAACGAAGTCAGGCCCTCGCTGCGATCGACGAGCGCGGCGTCCTCCGTGGCCTGGACGTTCGCGAGCGCGGCCGCGGCCTGATCCGACGTCGGGAAGGGGAACGGTTCTTGATGGGTGACCTGAGCCTTGGTAAGCGGCGGCTCGCCCGCGGCCCGGCGGCGATACGCCTCGTCGAGCACCTGCTTGTCTCTCGGGTCGTTGAACTTCACGGTCTTCGGGCCAAGGTGAAACAGGATCGCGCTTGCGTGCTCGGCCTGGAACTCGGCGTCAGAGAGTGCGTTGTGGTGAACCCCAGTACGCTTCGGGGCCGGGACCGCTTCGCGCACCCCGGGCAGGTTCTTTAACGTCCGGTAGCACCGGTTGTTATAGAACTTCCACGGCGGGGTTCGGCCGACCGACTGGTAGGCCTTGATCAGGAACGCGTTGTCAAAGTCCGACCCGTTGCCCCAGATCTTCAGGTCAGACGCGTCTCCCAGCCAGTCGTCGAACAGTTGCAACGCAACAGGCAGGATCGCCGACTTCGACGTGCGGTATGCGTCCGACAGGGTCTGCTGGACCTCAGACGCCTGGCGCCCCCACCAGTCGACCGTGTCGTCGCTCGTCGTCAGGCCCGCGCGGATGCACGACCCGACGTTCACGACCTGGTAGAAGTGGCGTCCCATCTCGCCGAGTTCGTTGAAGAAGATCGCGCCGATGCTCACGATCACGCCGCCCGGGACAGAGTCCAGGGTCTCAAGGTCAACCATTACGTCGTTCATAGGTACTCCGGTAGTTTACGGCCGTAGGCTTTAGCGAGTTCGTTCTCGTTGCTAAGCCCACGCTCCATGTGATAAAACCCGGCCGGCGTGCTCGTCCAGTCGGGCTCGTACTGCGCGTTATCGATGATCAGGCTGTGCAGGCGCTGCCGGGCCTCGATCCGCCGCGAGGGCGTCGAGACGTCGGAGCACCGCAACCTGTGCAGCTCCTGAGAGATAGTCTGGCCGACGCGCGAGTGGCTGATGTCGAAGCGCCTGGCCAGCTGCTCCATGTTCAGGTCCTCCTCGAGGTAGCACAGGAGGATCTCCTTGTTACGCAGAGACATTGAAGTTCTCCTTGATGTAGCGCTGGACCTCGTTCGCCACCTCGAGGTACTCCTTCGACGGGGTCTTGGTAATTTCCTGCCCGGGCCGGTACGCGGCCCAGATCTTGTTACGCAGCCGCAACGGCAGCTTGAACCAGTGCTGCTTGCAGCCCCACATCGCGGGTGGCACTTCCGTCGTGCACCCGGGCCAGTGACAGTGGTGACTCATGGATCTGGCTTCCTCGACGCGGTCGTGCTGGAGGAAGTCCCATTGGTCTCGTCCCACAACGGAACGGCGATCTGAGCTCCTGTACATGAAGTCGGGAACGATGAACGTCACCCAGTAGTACCCGTCATCGCACGGGCCGACGATACCAGCGTCGTCTAACGACGGGTCCCAGGCTATTACTCCGCCGCATCCGACGACCGTATGATTTACGCCTGTTCGACTCATCCCGCCAAGCAGGTAGTACGCGCCTTTGTTCTGCGCGTCGATACAGGCTTGAACGTGCTGGAGTTCACAGTCATAGGGGATGACTATCGTCCTGAGTCCCCTCTGGGCAAGCCAGTCCTCAAACGCGGCGTTAAACTTCTCTGGTTCGTTCCAATGGACCTCACCGAAATGAGGTACGAACTCAGCCGGCAGGTCTAACAGGCACGCAATCGCGGTCCTGTGACAGTCACCGATCATCCCCTCATCAGGGCGGTGACGAAACTTCTGCTTCTGCGGAAGCATGGCTCCCTCCTAGTATTGGCAAGGCCCGCCGTTATCCTTCCGGAAGTGGCACCACTTGCACAGGTTGTTCGGCCGCGGCGCGAAGACCGTATCGGTCAGCATCGGTTTGACGCGCTTCTCCCAGAGCTTCTTCAGCCGCGGGATGTCAGCGCGCGTATAGACGAGCGGCGCGTCCGCGGGCGGGTAGACGACCCCGACGTCGAGGTACACCAGGTCGGGCCGCACCTCCTGGATGTGCTCGTGCAGCAGGAGCGCCGACAGAGCATAGAGCTCGAGCTGCTCGAGGTACTCCTCGTTCTTCTCCTCGCGGAACTTGCCCGTCTTCCAGTCGCGGACGCGCAGCGTCGTCCCGTCGAAGTGGAACGCGCAGTCGAGCTTGATCCGGACCCAGCAGCCGACCCAGTCGTTCCAGGCCGTCTCGTCCCAGCCCTTGGTGAACGCCCAGTTATCCTCCACGACCATGCTGTACGCGATCTTCTTGTACATCGCGCGCAGCTCCTTGAAGTCCGCGGCGAACGCCTTGAGCTCAGGCGGGATCTTCGCCGGCAAGACCCCCTTGATGTACTGCTCGGCGATCGTGTGGATCAGCGCGCCCCGAGCCATCGCGTCGTTGCTCGGCTCCTTCAGCTTAAGGACGTGCTTGTACTTAGCCTTCGCCGGGCACTGCTTGTAGTCGCTGTACCGGCTGAACGACCAGCTAGTGAGCGGTTTGACCGGGATGATCCCGGGCGCGATTTTAGCGGCCATGAGAGTTCCTTGCCCTTCTTGTCGATGTCCTTCAGTTCGGCCCAGTTTGTGTCTGAGATCGACCCTTCGGACAGGATTGGTACATCAAATTCCACGGACTCCATGCAACTGCGCATGACCCCCATGGCCTCAGTCGTATCGTACAGCGGGACGGACGCGGTCAGCTGGTCGTGGACGTTCAGCAGCAGCCACCAGTCGTCCTTGCACTTCGCGTCGAAGCGGATAATCGCCTCCTTCGTGCAGTCCGCAGCCGAGCCCTGAATCAGCATGTTCACGAGCTTGTAGTCGAACTGGCGGAGCTTGCCGTCCACGATCCTCGGCTCCTCGCAGTAGATCTCACGGCCACCCCAGGTGCGAATCGGCGTGTTCGTCCGGGCCCGCAGCTTCATGTCCTTGTACATGTCCTTCAGCCCCGGGTAGAGCGTCAGGATCGCCTTCTTCAGGTCCCCCGCCTCGTTCACGGTCATGTCGTTCTTCATCGCGAGCTTACCGACGCCCATCCCGTAGATCAGGCCGAGGTTCGTGTTCTTCACCGGCTTGCGCTCGTAGTGCTTGCCGACCGCGGCGAGCTTGTCACGCGCCGAGTCATGGAAGTCGATCCACGGGTCATCGAGGTACGACTGCATCAGCGCGCCGCCGTCGAAGTGCGCGAGGATCCGAGGCTCCTGCTGCGAGTAGTCACGATCGATCAGCACGCGGCCGTCGCCCGGTACGATGTACGACCGGCACTCCGGCAGGTCGGGCAGGCCGACGATCGGGCACTTGACGAGCTTTTTCGCGTCGTCGGGTTTCGTCTCGGCCGTCTTCTGGTGAACCCAGAGCTTCTCGAACGGCTTCGGCATGTTCATGAACCACGTCGCGCTCAGGCGGCCCGTCCGCGCGCCGCTCGTATCGTCGCCCTTCGGGCTGCGCACCTGGTTCCAGGTCGTATGGATCTTTCCACCCGTCTCCTCAGCCATGTGCAGCCACGGCCCCATGAATGTCCCGAGACACGTCTTGAGCGCCGCGCGGTAACGCAGCATCGCGAGCAGCGTGCGATCCTTGACAGCGACCAGGAGCGCGTCCTTGTTCGTCTGGAACTTGCCCGTAGCGGTCCTCAGGGCCTTCGACTCATCGACCAGACCAGCGGCCAGCATCGCAGCCATGACCTGATCGCCGCTGTCGAGGTTGATGCCGGCCGGCGCCTTCAGCTTCTTGATGACCCAGTCGTCGACCTTCACCCGCCATTCAGTCAGCTGCCGGACGTCCGCACGAAGCCGGCCGAGATCGACCGGGATCCCGCGCCGTTCCATCCGTAGCAGGATCGGCATGAGGCGCCGTTCGCGCTCGTACGCCTCAAGCATCCCGCGCTCGACCGTCTTCGGGTAGAGTAGGTGGAACAGGTCCTCGGTGCGGTCCACGTCGCCGTTCGCGTACGTGCCGACCAGGTCGCCCGGGGCGTAGGGCAGGTACTTCATCGCGTAGTGGTCAGACTGTTTCGACTTGCTGACCTTGACCCCGGGCACGGGCTGGTTCGCAACGAGCCACTCAACGACCTCGTCCCGTTCGTCGGGCGCCGCGCCCAGCAGCCGCTCAGCCGAGGGCTTCAGTCCGAGCTCCGCCTGGTGCGGGTCATCGAGGAACAGGAGGAACATCGTATCATGCACGTCGGTCCACGGTGGCACGGGCAGGTCCATGTGGACCTCGGCCACGTCCACGTCGAACTTCCCGTTCTGACAGAGGATCCCGTCCGGGTTCGCGTACGCGTCGATGAGCGCCTGTCGCGCCTCGCCCCAGGTACAGTTGTTGCCCTCGAGGTGCCCCCACGCGTAGCTGCGCGCGGGCTCACCCTGGCGTTTGATCGAGACGCTGACGGGCACCGGGGGGTAATGCGGCCGGTCTTCGATCCCGAATGTCTCAAAATCAATCGTCGTCGGACGAGGTAGCTTTTCGGAACTTGCTGTTGATCTTGCTTTCACACTGGTCCCAGATTAGTTGACGCTCGCGGTCACCGCGCAGGAGGTGGAACCGCTGGTAGATCCGGATCGCCCAGCTGCGACGGGCGTGGGAGTTCAGTTCAACCTTCAGGAGCTTTAACGCGTAGCGCTCGTCACCGGCCATCAGCGCGTCCTGCAGCTCTAACCAGGACTTGATCCCGAGCCGGTAGAGCCCCTGGTTAAGCAGGTCCTCCTTCAGCTTCTTGCGCTCGGCGCGCATCTGCGCGTAGGTCTTGTCGGGCTCCGACCGCCACCAGGCCTTCCGGCCGCGCGTCTTCGCGCGCTTCAGCCGGTCGGCGATGTTCTTCACCTTGACGCGCTGGGCGCGCTCGCGCGGTTCGATGACGAACTTGACCGATCCGCCCCCGGCGATCGTCCGGACCGTCTCCGCGGCGCGCTGCGTTGGGGTCGGCTCGCGGTCGACCCGAACGTTGAAGACGACCGGAACGGGCCGCTTTCTCTGCTCCATGTCACTCCCAGCGGTCGAGGTGGTATTTCATCGTCACGTCGGCGTCCTTGACCCTGACGCGAAGGACGACCTGCGTGCCAAACAGCCTGCCGCCGTTCTGGTTGATCACCAGGCCGCAGGCGCTCGACTCGTCGAAGCCACCGATCCGCGCGGTCTTCGAGTACGCCTCGACGACGCTCCGAACGCCGTGCAGCTCGGCCTTCAGATTCGCCGGAAACAGCGCGTTGCCGATACTGTCATGGCGACTGTCACGAGCACCCTTCAGGATGAACGACACGCTCTTACCGTGATGACCGGGGTCGCTTTGTCCCCAGGCCGCCGGGTTCTTCGCGATCGCCTCTACGGACACCCAGGTGCTCGGCTGCAAGCCCCAGTTGTGCGCGTTCGACGACGGGTGGTAGACGTACAGGCTCATCGGGTTCCGGCGGCCCTCGAGGTCCCACTGCAGGATCGGCGGCGCGTCGGCGTGCTGTGCAGTCACGAACGCGACGAACGAGCCCGACGGCGGGACCAGCAGCTCGATCCGGTCCGCGGTCGGGAGGACGCGTTCGAGGAACAGCGACCAGGTCATCGTCTTGACCGGCAGCTTCAGCTCCGGCACGGTCTCGTCCTTCGGCTTCAGGTGCCCGAACACGCTCTTGGGCGCACTATCGACCCTCGGTGTCGGCCGCCAGTCCGCCTCCAGCTCCTCAAGACGAGCGTAGCGACGTTCCAGGGACCGCTCGATCCCCAGCTGCGAGACGAGCTTCTCAGCGGCCTGGATCGCGCCCTGCGACGGCGCGGCCTGCGGGCGCTGGTAACGCAGCGGGTGCATCTTCGCCTTGAACGCGGCCGCGACCGCTTCGAACGGCTTGCCCGCGGCGATGTCGTCGAGCAGCGTGCCGATCATGCTGCTTCGTGGGTGCGCGTAGCCGGGAGGCGCGGACGCGATCGCGCGCCAGAGCAGGTTCGAGCTGTACGGTTTGCACTCCGTGCGCTCACGCCGGCGCTCGAGCAGCCACTTCGCGACGCCCAGGCACTTCTCGCTCTGGTAGAGCGAGTCGGTCTCGAGCAGCTGGATCGCGGTGGTGAGGGTCCGCTGGTCGTAGTCGATCAGCGCGGCCTGCACCTGGGAGTAGTCCTGCAACTTCTCGGCCGCGGCCTGGTGAGCGGTCTGATGGATCGACCGGTGAACGAGCCCCCAGCTCGGCGTTACCGCGAAGTGCGTCCAGGGCCCGGTGGACGGAGTTCCCCAGACCTGTTCATCAGAGACGAAGACCCCGGTGACTCTCTGGTGCTCGACGTACGAGGACAGCGCCTGCACGACGCCGCCGTAGAACGGGCCCGCGGTCTCCGCGCTCCAGATCGCGCTGTGGGTCACGCCCGACTCGTCGATCGTCACGAGCCCGCCATAGGTCTCGATGAACCGGCGGCAGCAGTGGCAGGTGTGGTACTGACGGTCGACCGGCAGGCTGTCGAGATAGATGCTCCACAGGTTATCGGCCCGCGTCGTGAACAGCCGGACCTTCGGGTCGATCGTCAGCATGTCGAACCGGGCTTGAATGAGCCTCAACAGCTCCGGGTACTCATGTACGTGATCGGCCAACAGGTCGGCCGCGTTTGCAATCTTTTCCATCGTCCTCAGCTCCTGGTTAACTTGCGATGCTTAAAATCTGGGCGTGAAACACCTGACGTTCCACACCGGTCTGGTACTCGGCCCGACGGTCTCGGGTCCTGTTGCGTTCGCGGATCGCGGCCTGCTCGGGCGACTGGGCCTCCCGGATCTTCTCGAGCAGCCCTGCGACCATGTGCGGCTCGACGATCAGCTGCTCGGTCCTCACGAGCGGGACGGCGAAGAGGTGGCTGAAGTCCTCAACGTTCTGCACTTCGTCCACGTGAATCATCTGTGGGTACGCGTCGATCGAACGGAAGTTGCGCAAGTCCATCCCACCATTCATGTTAAAGCTCCGGGGGTTAACGCTGAAGTGCGGTCCCAGATAGATCACGTGAAAGTTCAGCGGTTCGCCCCTACCCATAAAGTACATGTGGCTTACCGATTCGGTGACGCCGTACAGCCCGGCGACCGCGTGCCGCAAGACCAGGCGAACCTCGTACCGCGCGATGTCCTCCTCGGCCGCGAACCGCCAGCCGCACTGCTGCAGCTCGGTCGTCGTCGACTCCCACCCCGCAAAGAAGATGCGGTGCGGGATCGAGACGATACGGCTAACCAGTGAAGGAACCATCTTCGATGCTCGCTTCGAGGTCGGCGATCTCGCGCTCGGTGTTACGCACCACAGCCTTCGCGCTCTCGAGCTGCTTGTACTTCGACTTCAGCACGGCCTTGGCCTTGGACGCCATCTCCTCGCCGAGCTCCTTCTGTACCGACTCCTTCAACGCCTTGATGTCAAACATGACGATTCCTTTGATAAGTTTGAAAAAGCGGATCTTCACGACTCGCTCCTGTTAGTGGGGGAGGGCCGAGGAGTTGAACCCCGCCCGTGGCCGCTGAGCTAGTATGGATTGATTACCACGACATGCCTACCGGCACGCACCTATACAGCTTGACACCCGTCGCCCGGCGAACCCTCCGTAAATCAATACTTCTTCCCGCGCGCCGGCGGTGCTGCCTTGCCGCCACGCTTCGGCGCGGGCTTCGCCTGCTCGAAGTCATCGCTGCGCGGGGTGTACGGGAACTCGATCGACTCCGTCGCCTCACGATGCCGCGCCATGACCGCGCCGAGCAGCTCGTTCGGGACCTGTCCGATCGGCTCGAACAGCACGCGGAACTGGGACTTGGCGTCCGGGACAACGCGTACCTTGGTGAAGATCGCGTGCGGCGGACGTTGCAGCGCGCCGGCGACCTGCTTGACGAACGCGGCGTAACCCTTGACCGACATGACGGGCAGCTTCATGAACCCGATCGGCGACGTCTCGAAGTGCTCGACGTCCTCGAACGCGGTGAACGTGGTCGAGTCGCTGCGCCCGATGCGCTCGAGCGTGCCCGCGCTGATCATCGCGAGGCGGCGCGTGTTCCGGCATGCCTTGCCCTTACCGACGTCGGCCGAGCCAAACTCGTTGTTCGGGCAGCCATGGCACGACTGGTGCTGCCGGTCGAACCCCTCCTCGGAGTCGACGTTCGCGTGCGGCTCCATGGTCTTCTCATCACGGCCGAACGCGAAGCAGACCGGCGATTGGGGCGTGTCAGGGTCGTACGCACCGCCGTAGAACACGTTCTCGAGCACAGCGTCGAGGATGATGACCGCCATCTCGTTGTTCGGCAACGGCGCGTCGTTGAACGTGAGGACGCCCGCGCGCAGTCCGAAGAACTGGCCCGATGAGGTCGACGCCTCCTGCGCGGCGGCCGCAGCTGCGGCGGCTGCGAGCTCCTCGTCCCAGTTCGCGACCGCGGTTGACTCTGACATCTTAGGTTTGCGTGCTGCCATGACTGCTCCTTGTGGGTTAAACGCTGGTATACGGGTTACGGGTGAAACTGACGCAGCCGCACGAGTACGGGCGAAGCGCCGTGAGGTTGACCGTCACGTGCCCGCGAACGTGGGCGATTGCGCCGTGGCGGTCGAGCATCCCGAACACTTCAGTAACGCTCTCACGACGGATACCAAGCGCGTCAGCGACCGACTGCTGGGTCACGTCAAGCTCGGCCTCCCCCTGCTCGAGGAGGTAGCGCGCGACACGCCGCTCGAGCGTGTGCGTAGCCGCACAGCGCAGGGTCGCGAGCGCCCGGCGCGTGTAGGTCCGGTCCATGCCCTCGATCAGGCTGCGCAGCCTGACGAGCTGCAGGCCGTACTCCATGTAGTGGTGGTGAAGCATCGTCCAGGCGTAGCCGGTGTGCCGCACGACGAGTTGGGCGTCGAGCGGCGCCATGCTGAACGTCGACCCGGCGATCGCGGCCTCCCCGCCGTAGATCGCGCCGGCCTCCATAAGGCTGCGATCGAAGACCGCGAGCGTCGCGGACGTCGGAAAGAAAACGCCGCTGAGGAGCTGCCGGCCGCCGCGCAGTTCGGTGAGGTTCAGGAGCGGCTCGAGCACCTTCCACTCATCGTCGGGCAGCAACGACAGCAGCCGGTGACGGCGCGCAAGACAGTGAGTCATGGGCCTACACCTTGTTGATCGAGACCTTCACGATGGGGAACATCTCAACGCCGGGGATCTTTTTGCCGGCCGCGAGCCGCTCAGTCGCCGCGGACTTCGACAGCGCGCGGTTCAGGAGCTCGAACGACTTCGTGCGGCTGATGAACTTGTAGAGCTCGTCCCAGTCCTTGACCTGCGGGACCTCGTCGTTGACGACCGTCACGCGAGCGAGCTTTCCCGCCGCGCCCGTCGCCTCGGACTTCGGTAGCGTGTTGATGATGTGCTCACGGAGCAGGTTCTCCCGCTCCTGCAGCGAGGCGACGTCCTTCGCGAGCGCGAGCCGCTCCTCGCGCGTCGAGTAGAGCAGGTCGGCGACCGCGCCGATGGTCTTGGGGATCTTGAAAACGGGAGCCTTCTTGGCAACTGCCATGGTTACTCTCCTTACGGGTTACGAGTGAGTGTGCTACGGGTTTACAGCAGGTGACGGAACGCGGCGAACGCCGCCTGGTTGATCTCCTCGGGGTCGAGCCCCATGACGTGAGGAACGGGCGGCGCCTTCGGCCAGGGCCAAGGACCCAGGTCGACGGGTGCCTGCTCGACGTACGGCCAGCCCTTGAGGTACCAGTCCTCCGGGTCGGGGAGTTCAGTGAACCACACTGAGTTGGGCTTGAAATCGGTAAACTCTCGGACAATCCGCGCGATCGCGGTATGGTCGAAGCTGGTGGCCTCGTCGACCGAGATGATAGTATACTCGCGCCCGCCCTCATCGACCGAGAGGACGTTCTCGACCAGCAGCGGCTGGAACACGTGCTTAGTCAGGTCGACGCCGAAGTCCTGCAGCCACTGACGTTGCACCATCGACTTGCCGGCGCGTCGGCCGCCGAGCATGCGAGCGTAGTCAGAGGGAAGGAACGGGTCCGGATCGTCCGGGCCTAAGCCCCGGATGAGCTCAAGGGCCTTCTTTGAAATATCGTTGGGAACCAATGGCATGGTCGTCCTCAGCAGGTTGACAGCGCGATCGTACAGCGAAAAAATCCACCTGTAAACTAGTTCAGCGTCCGGCTGCCATCGCTCGACGCCACCTGGAACGATTGCGGATTCAAGACCTCGCCGCTCCGGACGAGCGCGAAGAACGACTCGACGAGCAGGTCGCCGCCGTTCTTCATCTGGTGAAGGACGGTCAGGAACTCGACCACGGCCTTCGCCGGACCGTCGAGCATGAAGTTGCAGCCGCTGAACGTACAACGCTCCATGCGTACCTCGCCCTCGGCGCGGTAGCAGAACGTGCAGCGATGGAACGTACAGCCGCGGTAATCGCGATCGTCGAGCCCGATGTACTCATCGTAGAACGCCTGGTCCTTGAAAATTACGGTCATGCTGTTTCTCCGATTCCGTTACACAACGAGCAGACGATCATGATGCTGCTAAAGCCGTTCCGGTACTCGGTCTTGCCCGACCCGTTACACCTCGAACAGACCTTCGGCAGCTGCGACTGCACAAGCGCGGCCTCGTAGGCGAGGCGGAGCTCGTGGAACTTGGCGCCGTCACCGCCCTTATCCGGGTGGTAGATCGCGGCGAGCCGGCGCCAGGCCTGCTTGACCTGGTCGGGCGTCGCGCCCGGCGCCAGGCCCAGCTTTGCGAACGGGCTGTGCACGTGCGAGTCAGTCGGGAGGCGGCTCACCGGTCGTACCCCAACTTCCGGCGCAGCTCGTTACCGTCGCGGACGGACCGTTCGCACTCCCGGCAGTGCCTCTCCCATCTCCAGTTGAACCACGTGCCGAGCAGCACCAGGCCGAGGTAGAGGACGATGAGACAGATTACGAGAAACGCCAGCACCTCACACATGATTCACTCCTTAATCGACAAGAACGAGAGGGTCCTCTTTCAGGACTTGCTCCAGCTTCTGGCCGTACCAGTTCGCCTTCGCCGCGTCCTCGGCCGCTACACCCTTCAGGCCGAGCCGCCACTGATACTTGATGACCTGACCGCGCAGGAACGCGATAAACCCGTCCCGGCCAAGCGCCGCGCGGATCGCGTCGATACATTCTACAGCACCTTGCGTGTAATGAGCCGGATGGTTGACCGGATCGTCTACCGGGTTGGCCGGGTTGAGCTGGGCGTTTAACTTCTTTTCCGCTTCCTTGAACGTCCCGATACGGTTATGTGCCATGATTTCCTCAGGTTAAAAGATGAGACCCCGCCTTGCGCAGGATCCTTACGATCTGCCGGCGCGACCGGCCCCGGATACGGATCAGGAACGGGCGCGCCGACGTCGCGGCCGGCAGCAGCCGCGTCAGTGGATACCGGCGAAGTCCGGGTCGCCGGCGGTTCATCATCGCCCTGCGCACTGGGAGTCGTACTCCTGCGCCCTGGTGAGAGTCTTCTGGGCGGAGACCCCGTCGTCGGCCGCGGCGACGTACGCGTGACCGTCGATCGAGCAGATGAAGTGCGCGTCGAAGTCGTCCTCAAGCCGCGGGTGATACGTCGCCGCCCCGACCAGAAGGACGAGCGAGCCGACGGCGCACCCGACGATGATCATTACGGCCACCACTTGCCAGGGCTTCATGACTGGTTCCTCGTATCGATATCGACGGGCCCGGAGGCGACGGGGTTCGTATCATTCCACGTGCAGTTCCGCACGTTGATATCGACCGGGCAGTTGACGATGATCGCGGGCCGGACGGCCGGATGGTACGGGCCAACCGTGAACGTGTCTCCCTTCTTCATCGTTGCGCCCTCGACCGCGTGCGTGACGGTCCAGGTCCGACCCTCGGTGCGTGACTTGACCTCGCAGTCGAGCAGGGCGTGCCGGGTCCGGATCATGGCGTTGATCACGAGACCCTTGCGCTCAGTGACCTGCCGTTCGGTATCGTCGAGCTGGTCGAGCTCGGCCGCAAGGGCCTTGAGGCGTCGCTCGAGGCGCCATTTCTTCAGGAACTTCATTTTGAAGGATCCTCCGGGTGAGAGATGGGATGGCTCAGGGGCTCATCGTGCTCGCAGATCAGCTCCCAGCCCTTGGTGTAGCCGTCGCAATAGGTCCACGTGGTCGCGGCCTCGTAGAGGTTCACGCCGTGCTCGGTGCCCGTGATCGCGTGACCGTTGCGGTCGGTCAGGTGCTTGACGTAGCGCCTCGGCTCCAGAGGAACGTAGCGGTACAGGTACAACCGGCCGAACTCATCGAGCCCGTACAGGGCCTCGCCGTTCTCGGTGTCGGTCGCGACGGCGAGCTGGACGATTCTCATTCCCGGCCCCCTTCCAGCGTCAGGCAGGCCTTGACGTGATCGATGACACGGTCACCCGCGGCCCAGACCCGACCGGTCTGCAAGTTGATGATCCAGAGCGCCGGCGACCCTACGATTCCCTCCCTTTCACAGTGGTAACCCAATTCGACTCGCATACAGAGCGCGCCCTCGCGAAGGAACGTGTCGCCCTTCACGGTACCGGACAGCATGCTGACCGGGGCCGGCGGCGGGTCGATCACGACCTTGAGCTTCGACGGGTGCTTGAAAACCTTAATGCTATTCACGATGCAACTCCTTGTTGTTGATACGAATCAGTCTGGGGAAGCCGCGCCTCGCCGTCGCCCGCACAGTACCAGGCGTGATCGGGCCGGGCCGCGACGGGCGACCAGCGAAGCCACTTGTTGCCGAACGGCGTCCGGATCCGGTCACGGACGAACCACTGGCCGTCCTCGCGCCGCGCGGCCTGGCTGCGGCCGAGGGTACCGATGCGGTAGATCTTGGCCATCACCTGACCCTCATGAAGGTCGTCGAGCCGTCGGCGTAGACCTTGAACTCGTAGTCTCCCGGCTGCGCGATACTGAACCGGTAGACCGCGGTCGGGCTCTCGATAACGACCGGCTCAGTGAACCTCGGTCTCGGCTCCCTTACAAGCCACGCAACCGTCACGTCGCCGCTGAGGAATCCAACGACGTACACCGCAACGACGAACGCGCACAGGACTAACGGGTGAATCATCATAACCCCTCCTTAGTGCGGTACGATGGCAGTGAGCGCGATCTTGTTGAGGCTCACGGCCCGTTTCACCGCGGCGTTCTGGAGGCGAACGGCCTCGAGCGCCGCGCGCATGGCTGCGATCCGAGAGTCAAACTCCTCGAGCGGTTGCGGGTCGGGGTTGCCGACGAGCGTGCCACGCCAGCCTGCGGCCTCGTCGATCGCCTCCTTCAGCAGCTTGATCGCTCCGCGCGGCAACGGTTCAAGGACGCTCACGACAGCTCCTTGACCGCGTCAAAGATCTCTTGAGGAACCTTCGCAGCGAGCAGCGGGATCTCGGAGATCAGCATGAGGAGCGTCTGCGCGAGCGTCTTCACGGCCTCGTCGGTCTTCACAACGCGCTTGACGCCGGGAAGCTCGAGACCCATGCTCTTGAGCGCGCCGAAGATGTGGTGCTCGGTGATCGTGAACCCGAGCGCGCCCGTTGCGCGTTGCGCGATCGTCGCGCGAAGGATCCCGGGCTCCTTGCTGATCTCGGACCAGACGGCCTCGATCCACTTGTAGAGCTTGAAGTACTCCGCCTGCTCGAGGCGGTTCAGGCTCTGTGGAACGCGGCGCTGGGCGCGTGGATTTTCCACCTGGGGTGGCGCAGATACGGTTACCACTGGCTGCTTTGATTTGTCTTCCATTTCGTCCTCAGCTGTTACGGGTTGAATACGGGCGCGTTGCATAGAGCCTCCGTACCTCTGTCTGGTGGGCCGAACTTCACGGTCGTCGGCCGTTCGCCTCTAAAACAGTTCCACCAACTTCTTGAAGCAGACCGCGAGCGCCGTCA